GGTTGTCAAGAAAGGTGACCAACTTAGAGTAGAAGTGACTATGCCTATAGATGAGATACTTGGTCTATCCATTTACGAAGCGACTCATCTGAAATCCAATCAACAAGTTTACATAACCACGGCGGAGTTATCGAAATGATGCAAGATAGGTATGACCATCATTTTTCTGGTATGGAAAGATATATCAACGAAGGTCATGCATATCTATCAGATAAGACCGTTCGCAATTTTAAATCCATGTTGGCAACAACTGGTGCAAAGAAGATTTTAGAAATCGGATTCAACGCAGGACATTCTACGTACTGTTTCCTCTCAACAGACCGTGACATCGAAGTTCACTCTATCGACATTGGAAGACATCGTTATACTAGACCAGCCGCCAATAAGATGGAAAAGATCTTTGGAGACAGGTTCAAATTTGGTATCAAAGATTCTCGTGAGATCACACCCGAAGAATTATCAGAAGGATACGATTTGGCGTATATCGACGGGGATCATAGATATGAAGCAATGCGAAGAGATTACATCAACTGTAGTCTAGCAAAAATTCCATATATCCTAATAGATGACATAAACCTGTTTTCGGACATAAAAAGATTTGTAAACCATATAGACCAGAGTGACAATCATCCCTATAAGATACATGAAGTGTATGAAATCGAAAACTCTAAGAGACGTTGGAACGGGGGTGATGGAGTAGAAGTGTCGGTTGTGGTTTTACTTAAAAGAGAGGACACCAATGAAGAAATTTAAAACACATGCTGAGGACACAACGACAGCATCCGTAGTTGGTACGGGTGATGATGCCTCTACAGTGGTAGTGAAAAAGAAAAAGAAACGTAAGCGTGATGAACTGCTTGCGAAGGTTCTTAAACGAAAATCTCCCTTATAGGCTTGACATTTCTCGTTGAGTCTGTTATGATGTTCAAACCAAACTAGGAACTAACGCTATGAAGACTATAGATCATAGGGGATTTACTGTCTGCGTTTTTCATGGTAAGGATCAAGATGAAGTAGAAGAGGTAGTAGCCCTGCAGAATAATCTGGGTATGGCAGGCGGACATGTAGAAAAATTGATCTTTGTACCTATGGAAGGATGCGACAGTGAAGAACTCCGACAAGACAGATTTCTAATTTCCAATCCTGAGTCGTCTCTTGTAAATCACTTTATGTGGGAAGAGATTTGGTCTCAGACGGAACAAGACCAGAAAGTGTTAACCATGGTTGACAAGTTCATAGATACAAAGAAACAAGCGGTAATTGAGAACTATGAATATGTTCCCGATGAACCATTTTACGATTACAGTGGTGGAAGATAAATGAAAATTGATAAGAAAAAGGATAAGTTGTTAGAGGACTATGCAGTAGGGATGCTGAAAGACTTCTACCTGAATGATTATGAAGACTCTCCTCAAGAGGGATACGCACGTGCCGCAAAGGCATGGTCAACATATAAGGGAGAGATGGATGAAGATCTTGCTCAACGGTTATATGATTATGTTAGTAATAAGTGGTTTATGTACGCTTCTCCTGTACTTTCTAACGCACCTAATGGACACGGTAAAGGGAAAGGAATGCCTATCTCGTGTTTCCTCACTTATGTGCCAGATACTCTGGAGGGTCTCATTGGTCACAGTTCTGAGTTACGTTGGCTTAGTGTTTATGGTGGCGGTGTTGGGGGTCACTGGAGTGACGTGCGAACCGTGTCAGACATTGCACCAGGCCCTATCCCGTTCCTACACACTGTAGATGCAGACATGATTGCTTACCGTCAAGGTAAGACTCGTAAGGGTTCTTATGCCGCTTACATGGACGTGTCGCATCCAGACATTATCGAATTTTTAAACATCCGTATTCCTACGGGTGACGTGCAACGTAAAGCGTTAAACCTACACAACGCAATCAATGTCAGTAATGAGTTCATGGAAGCAGTCATGACTAACTCTGACTTTGATCTGCGTGATCCAAAAGATGGAACTGTGAAGGAGACGATCAAGGCACGTAAACTATGGGAACGTATTTTGGAAGTGAGGTTCCGTACAGGTGAACCCTATCTGAACTTCATCGACACTGCAAATGAAATGCTACCCCAACCACTAAAGGATCTTGGTCTACAAATTCATGGATCCAATTTATGTAATGAGATACACTTACCGACAAGTGAAGACCGGACTGCGGTATGTTGTTTATCTAGTTTGAATCTGGAGTATTATGATGAATGGAAAAACACTACTATTGTGCGGGATATTGTGCGTATGCTTGATAATGTTCTCGAATACTTTATCGAAAACGCACCAGACACTATCAGCCGTGCAAAGTACTCTGCAGAACGTGAACGATCAATTGGACTCGGAGCAATGGGATTCCACAGTCTCCTCCAAAAAAATGGAGTCGCATGGGAATCAAGAAAGGCAAGAGAAATCAACGATGTTGTGTTTGCCCATATTAACGGAGAAGCTGTCGCAGAAACTCAACGACTTGCAGAAGAGAGGGGGGAATATCCTGACGGTGCAGGATCCGGAAGGAGAAACGCACATCTCCTTGCAATTGCACCAAACGCCTCAAGCGGAGTCATTCTGTCTACAAGTCCAAGCATCGAACCGTTAAAGGCATGTGCATATACGCACCGTACCCGATCAGGTTCGTTCCTTGTAAAGAACAAATACTTGGAAGAGTTACTGGAGAGTAAGGGTGAGAACAACGAGTCCAACTGGACTAGTATTATCACAAATAAAGGTAGTGTTCAGCACTTACCTTTCCTAACAGAGGGTGAAAAAAGTATATATAAGACTGCACAGGAATTAGATCAGAACTGGGTTATCCAACATGCAGCAGATCGTCAGAAGTACATCTGTCAAGGACAGTCAGTTAATATCTTTTTCCCATCTGGTGCAGAGAAATCTTATGTTAACAAGGTGCATTTGAAGGCATGGAAAGAAGGACTGAAAGGTCTATACTATCTCCGTACCGAAGCAAAGTCACGTGCAGAAAACGTATCTGAGAAAGTAGAACGTGTTGCACTGCAGGATGATACTCGTAGCATTGTCTATAGTAAAAAGAACTGCCCTTGGTGTGCTCTTGCAATGGAAGAACTCAAGTTACGAGGTATTCTATTTGACAAGATAGATCTCGAAGAGATCGGTAAGACCGCTGCAGAAGTAACGGGACGTAAGGTCAAAACTGTACCCCAAATCTATATTCAGGGGAACTACATAGGTGGATACCAAGAACTAATGGAATGGTTAGATACACCGGCAGAAAATAACGAAGAAGACGAATGCAAAGCTTGCGAGGGATAAATGGCATTATTAGAATTTAGTACAACTTACAAACCGTTCAAGTATCCATGGGCGGTAGAACTATCCAAGAAGCACGAAGAGGTGCACTGGATTGAAGACGAAGCAGAACTGTCCGAAGACGTACAGGACTGGAAAACCAAACTAACTGAATCAGAGAAAGAGTTCATTACTCATATCTTGAGACTGTTTACTCAGTCAGACGTACAGGTGGGTGAGAACTATCACGAACTCTTGATTCCAAAATTCAAGAACAATGAAGTCCGTAACATGTTGTCATCGTTTGCGGGTCGAGAAGCAGTACACCAACGTGCGTATGCACTGTTGAATGATACTCTGGGTCTACCCGACGAAGAGTACCACAAGTTTCTTGAGTTTAAAGAGATGGCAGACAAGGTTGACTTCATGAAAGAAGGTGACTCAAACACTCACACCGGACTTGCACTTGCACTCGCACAATCAGTATTCAACGAGGGTATGAGTCTGTTCAGTTCTTTTGTGATGTTACTCAACTTCCAACGTTTCGGTAAGATGAAGGGTATGGGTACAATCGTTGAGTGGTCGATACGTGATGAGTCTCTACACGTGCAGGGTAACGCAAAACTGTTCCGTGAGTTCTGTGATGAACATCCACGTATCGTAAACGATGAACTCAAGTCTAAGATCTATGAGATGGCAAAGACTGCTGTTGCACTAGAAGACAAGTTCATTCAACTTGCATTTAGAGGTAATGATGTCGAGGGTCTAACGAAGGAAGAAGTGAAACAATACATCCGTCACATTGCGGATAGACGTTTACTTCAACTAGGATTGAAACCGAAGTTTCGACAAAAGGACAATCCACTACCTTGGTTAGACTGGGTATTGAATGGTGCGTCTCATGACAACTTCTTTGAAAAACGAGTCACTGAGTATTCTGTAAACGGAATGGAAGGTGACTGGGGATGGGAAGAAGAAGGTGCTCCCGCACCAGTCATGTGTGAGTTAGACGGAACGGGTTGTGCAGCATGACAGATGCTTTCAAGTATGTTAACGACTGTCCGATCTGTGACATAGAGACTACTATTATTGTTCATGAAGATGACGATCCGCCAGCGCATTGTCCGATGTGCGGATCTGATTCAGACCTTGTTCAGTTGAAAGATTCCGATGAATGACAAAGAAATAGAAGAGTGGGTAAACGAGAACCCTATGTTGGCAAACTGTGTTTACCCTGTAATTGCAATCGCAAGTGTTCTGTTGTTACAGTACACCTGTATCCAAATAATTGACTACCTAACATAATTATGCACTTATCTACATATTTAAAATCCAAAATACACCGTGCCACTGTCACCGATACACAGTTAGACTACGAAGGATCTGTTGCGATAGATCCTGATCTCATGTCAGAAGCAAATATCAAACTATGGGAACAGATCGATATCTACAATGAGACTAACGGACAGAGGTGGACTACCTACGTTATCGAAGGTGGTAGAGGTTCCCGTGAAATCTCCGTAAGGGGGCCAGGCGCTCGACTGTGTATGCCAGGCGACATAGTTCACATGTGCACGTATCTTACGACACGATTCAGGTGTCCCAAACCTACTCAAATTAAGGTTGACGAAAACAACGAGGTAATCTAAAGCTACATAGTAATATGTGGCATTATCAGAACGTACCATTCGAACCTACAGAAGAAGAACTGTCTCAGTGGCAGGGGTTCGTCTACATGATTACCGAAAGGTCATCTAACAAGAAGTATATCGGTAAAAAATTCTTCTGGAGTCGCAGGAGACTCCCGCCATTGAAAGGAAAGACCCGTAAGCGTATTAAAATATCAGAAAGTGATTGGAAGACCTACTACGGATCCTCAGAGGATCTGAAGACCCTTGTAGAGGAAAGAGGTGTTGACAACTACTACCGTGAGATCCTGAGACTATGCAAGACCAAGGGAGAGTGTTCTTACTATGAGGCAAAGGAACAGTTTGAACGGGATGTCCTATTAAAAGATGATTACTATAACGAGTTCATTGGGTGCAAAATCCACTCGAAACATATAGCAAAATGATCTAAAAAAAGTTTAATTTTTTTTCAAAAAACCCTTGACATCTTGTTTTGATTATGAGATAATTACCTTGTAATTGAGAAAAGTGAGGTAAATTATGGGAATTCATGTAAACATATACAAGCAGGACAGGACTGATTCGTTCTTTGGTGACGTGGACTGTACTGCAGGTGGTGAGTCATCTTACGCAAAGGGTTTCACTGTGGTGAACGCAGAAGGGCCTTTTGAACCGTGCGAGGACTATCCTGCCGCAGAACTTGTGATGGCAGAACCAATCGGTGGAAGAAAGATCCTCAGATTGATTCCAGTGTCTAAGAAAGACAAGTGGACTATGTTCGGTGGGAACTATGCGGGTACGAGTGACTCAAGGTTCTCAAGACTTTGTGATAAACTACTTGGTGGTTCTTTCTACGGTGCGGTTGCAATTCACGACAGAGTGGAGGCATAATGAATCCTATAAGAAAAGATAAACACCAAATGGAGGTTAACGAGATGTGGTTCTCGTTGATCTTCGTCGTTGTAGTGGGGACTATTTACCTCACTGCGGTGGGACAGGGGTTATTGAGTGTGATCGATATGCCTGATGTTCATATGTCTAATTCTACAGGGGAATGTGTCGAGGTGATCAATTATCATCCAGATGACGCATATACCTGTGACAACCTACCTGAGAGATATAACCATGTGTGGGTCAAATAGTGATTAATATAGCAAAAAAGTCTAAAAAAAGTGTTGACACCATGAAATAACTATGAGATAATGTCTTTGTTGATTGGGGAGATCTGGTGTCACAATTGACTAGGAACCTTCGGGGTTCACTGCTTCTCCCCCCCTTTTTGTTTTGGAGATGATTATGAAATTTATTGAGAAGTTTGCTGCGGAAGGTTTTGAGTTGACTGTTGATGCGGAACGTCCTGTTGCGATGTGTGTGCGTCCTTCACCTCGTGCCCGTCTGGGTTACAAGATTGAGTTCAACTATGTGTTCGGTAGTTTCGAACGAATGAACCAGTATCTTGAAGAGTTTCTTGCGGGTATTGAACGTGCGAAGAAAGTCAAAGAGGAACGCAAAATTGCTCGTGCTGCTGCCCGTGTCAAGGCACAGGAGAGTGTGAAAGAGGGTGATATCTTTGTTGCTTCTTGGGGTTGGGAACAGACTAATGTCGATGCCTACCAAGTAGTTGAGAAGAAGGGTGCGAGTGTTGTCCTTCGTGAGATTGCTCTTCAAAGTATTGATGGTAGTGAGGGATTCATGTGTGACCGTGTTGTCCCTGTCAAAGATGCGTTCATTGGACAAGAGTTCAAGAAGCGAATCACTGGTCGTGGGATCAACATCGATGATGTTCGATATGCGAGTCCTGCGGAAGAAGGAAAAGATTTTTACCGAAGTTGGTATGCGTGAGTTTTTAGAGGTGTGTTGTGGATGATTGTGTTTATTACTTAGAGGAGAACGGAGAGTTCCTACCTGAGTTGTGTTTCGAGAGTGAGGAAGCTGCGATAGAGTATGCAGAAGCGAACGGAATGAATAACTATCAAGTGATAGAATGGGAAGTTGACTAGACGAAAATTGGTAATGATTCCTATGGATAGTTGATGAACCCCCTTTCCCATCATCCTTCGGGGTGGTGGGTTTTTTTTAATTTTATTTGAGGAATATATACATTAGACAACCTCAAAACCCTATATACATTAAAGGTGAAATAATATGGTACACTATACTGTGAAACAGGTCTTCGAGATCTTTGAAGAATTTGAACAACAAACAAGTAAAGCGAAAAGGAAGGAAGTACTATTGAAGTACGCAGACGTTCCTGCATTTAAAGACATACTGAGAGGCACATTTGATGACTCTCTACAATTCCTTCTCCCCGAAGGAAAACCCCCATTCACTCCTAATCGGGAGGAATCTGTTCCCTCTACCCTACTGAAAAAACACAAAGAGTTTGGATACTTTGTGAAAGGCGGGCCCGGCGATAACATGCCAGCGTACAAAAGGGAGAACATGTTCATCCGATTGTTGGAAGCAATCCATCCCGCAGATGCGGAACTCGTTTTGTCAATGGTGAATAAGCAACCACCAGTGAAATACTTAACTAAAAAACTAACGGAGGAGACCTTTCCAAACCTAATAAAAACCTAACCATTCCGATTAACAAACATATGAGGTGTTGATGTCAGAAAAACAATTAGAAAGACTTAAAAGGGATAGTCATGAGTTGGATCACTATATCCAACGGTTGAAGAAAAAAGGCCGGGACGATCTTGTTTACAAATTAACGAAAAAACAAGCGTTTCTCAATCAAACAATTGTTGACCAAACAGTGACTCAACTAAGGTAGGTGATCCATATCTCTTCACCCCGCTCAGAGCGGGGTGTCGTATGGAAAGGACATATTATGCCGATTTATGATTTTAAAAACAAAGAGACCGATGAAGTTATAGAAGTGAATGTAAAGATCGCAGACTACGATAACTTCTTAAAGGATAACCCACATTTAACCCGACACTTTATGAGCACCCCTGCTCTTGTGTCTGCCGGTAAATCCGCATTGAGTACGGCAGGTGACGGATGGAAAGACCACCTTAACCGAATCAAAAAAGGATCCGGTAGAGGGAATACGATTAAGACCTAATCAAATGACCAAACCACAGATTTTAAAGATCGATCATCTCCGGACGATTGAACCTCTTACTATGTCTCAGGAAGTTGTTTTCAAAGCATGGGACGAAGGTAACCATATAGTTATGTCTGGTACTGCAGGATCAGGTAAGACCTTTCTTGCAATGTACCTTGCACTAGAAGATGCCCTTGACAAGGGCAATACTTTCGAGAACGTTACCATTGTCAGATCCATCGTACCTACACGAGAGATCGGTTTTCTGCCAGGCACACTCGAAGAAAAGATAGATGCATACACGGGGCCATATCGACAGATATGTACTGAGTTGTTTGAAGACCGTGGTGCATACGAGAAACTATCGAAGTGCGGAGTGATTGATTTCATATCCACATCACACATTCGAGGAACGACGATCAGTGACTCAATCATCATCGTAGATGAGATGCAGAACTTGACATTCCACGAACTAGATAGTATAATTACTCGTGTTGGACATAATTGTAGAATCATCTTCTGTGGTGATTACTACCAGTCTGACTTTACTAAGACGCAGGATAAAGCAGGAGTAAATCAGTTTACTGCGATATTAGAATTGATGAAAAAATTTACGATGGTAGAATTCACTTGGGCAGACATTGTGAGGTCTGACTTTGTACGTGACTATATCATGACCAAAGAAATGATGAGATGAATTATATACAGGTATTCCACTTAAAGAACTTCGAAGAGTTCAGAGAAAAATTTTTAGATACGGTTACTATTAGTAGTAACTGGCCTGCACAATCTGATTACGATATCAGCGACTCTCCGTCTCAGTTTCGTCCAGAAAGAAAACCTTACTATAAGCTTGTTAAGAAAAGGATCCACCCTATACTGAAAGACTACTGTAGGACTTGGGGATGCGAGAATTACAATATCGAATCTATGTGGTTCCATGCATATAATGAGGGTGGTGACTATCCATCACATACTCACACAGGTGCAAATTTAACTGGAGTGATTACGGTTGATCTGAATAGACCCGAAGAAGCGACTCAGATATTTGGTAGTGGTCTTCAGTTGCCAGTAGGTAGTGTGGTACTGTTCCCTTCTATGTTACCCCACAGATCACCTGTTGTTACGGGTAGAAAAATTATCATAGGATTCAATTGGAATATGCACGGAGAAAATTCTAATCACATTCCAATTCAATCCTTACCAAAAGAAACCTACATGGAGAAAAAGGCGAAGGCGAACATCCATCCTCAGATGGAGAAGATTCAATCTCTCTATGATAACTGGGGATCCTACGAACAGAACGTCAAACAATTCTACAGTGCCAGTCATGTAAAGATGGCAGAGTTGGTTAACAGGTTGGATCTCAACCTTGACGAACTTGATGTTGCTGAGATAGGACAGGGTAGTGGTCTACTTGCAAAAGAACTTTATCCGGATGGTGTTGCACCTTGGGATGCGTATGACATCTCCGAAACCATGTGTAATCAATCACGTCCGTTCTATAAGAGTGTGACTCAACACGACATATGTTATAGTGAACTACCTAAGACCTATGATGTAATTTTCATGTGTGGTGTATTTGCATTTGGTTTGTTGACCGCTGAATGTGTACCTGCAATTGTAAAGAGTCTGAAACCTAATGGATATCTTATTGCATCGTTTCCTGCTATGGAAAATTTCTGGGCAAAAACTGGATGGGACAAAGTAGATTGTTTTAAAGAAGTAGAGTGCATAGAACCCTACCCTTCTTGGAAGACTGTGGGTAGAACCAAGTACAACGAAATAAAGATGTTTCAACTAAAATGAATCATGCTCTTATCCTAACTGGAGCAGATGTGATGTATCCAGTTGGATACACTGGAATAGAAGTTGCGGTTCGTGGTCATGGTGCTCACAGAATTGCATCTCATATAAGGAAGACAAGAGACTGGGACGTAGAAGTCTTAGACTTCTTCAGTGCATGGGGTGTGCAAGAACTCAAAGACTTTGTAGACAGTCGAGTGAGTAGTCACACCAAATGGATCGGGTTTAGCACTTTCTTTACGTACTCAATACATGGTGAAGGTGAAATCGTTCAGAAACAAAACGAGATCCTGTCTTATATTAAGAACAAGTATCCCCACATCAAGACCGTGGTGGGTGCTAACAAACTGGTCAATGTGATACGACACAGAAACGTTGACTACTATTGTATCGGTAATGGTGAACATGGGATTGTTGCACTGTGCGATTATCTTGCAGGTGATGCACCTGAACCTAAAGTAAAAAGGGTGTTCAATCCTTTTCAATCAATAGATGGATCACTGCATCGTGAGTATACAATCATTGACTGTTTTAGAGACTATCCTGCCTATCCGCATAGGAAGGCAAAGACTTCATACGAAGAGAGGGACTTTATAAGATCGAATGAAGTGTTGACCACAGAACTGTCAAGAGGGTGTATGTTTAAATGTTCGTTCTGCGACTACGCTCCACTGGGAGTCAAGGGTGATCACACAAGAGATGCGGAAGACTTCGAAGAAGAACTCAGGGAGAACTATGACAAGTGGGGAGTAACTCGTTACCTATTGGCGGATGAGACATGCAACGATAGATCAGAAAAAATTGAGAAGTTTGCAAACGCAACTAAACGACTAGACTTTCAACCACAGTTTCATGGATTCATTCGAGGAGACTTGTTTGTAAAACGATCCAGAGAAGACTGGGACAACATGATCACCATGGGATTCACAAGTCATTCAATGGGTCTTGAGTCTTTCAATCACGCTTCTGCTAAATCAATACGGAAAGGTATGTCGCCTCTGATCATACAAGAAGGTCTTCTACAAGGAGAGGAATACTTCCGTAAGAACAAGTTGCCAGGCAACCACTATAACGGAACCCTGTCAATGATAGCAGGATTACCTCACGAGACGTTTGAGACTTTGGATAACACTGCAGATTGGTTGAATAGATATTGGAAGAATCAGGTAACTATACATTCGTTATACATATCACAGCATGTAGGTCACGATGGGATTGACGCTGTATCAGAGATAGAATCGAATCCTAAAAAGTGGGGATATAGTTTCAGATCAAAAAATATAATTGATCGGGCAACCATAGGATTCTATGATTTCGTGTGGAGAAAACATGGAGTCTTACCAGACAATGTTGACATACAATCACTGGTAGACAACATAAGTGATAAAGCTAAGAAAAAACTATTCGAAGAGGACTCAAAAAATCGTCAAGACAAGACTTTCCAACAAGTATGGGTTCATCCTAGTAAAGACTATGACGAAGTTGACATGATTACTTGGTGTGCAGAGTTTACTTCTGACAGGATCAAACTAAGAAAGAAACCAGAGAGTCAGAGTGGTTGGCATATGGGTTGGTACAGTCAACTAGGATACGATTTGAATCGTGTATACTCAGGCGACCCACCTGTACTAAATCATTCGGACGTATCTACTTACGGTAGCATAATTGCTAAATACAAGAAACAAAAACTCAATTATAGGAAAATATAAAAATGAACAGAGAAGCAGTATTTGAACAACTCAAGATAGATGAGGGGGTTGTATATGAAGTATACAAAGATCATCTTGGATATGAAACTTTCGGAGTCGGGCACTTGGTGCTTGAATCGGATCCTGAACACGGAGAACCAGTTGGAACGCCCGTATCAGAAGATAGAGTCAGAGAGTGTTTCGAACTCGACCTTGACCTTGCAATATCAGAGTGCAATGCTTTATTCGGAGATTCAACGTTTGAAGGATGGCCCGATGAAGTCCAGCAGGTATTGGTCAACATGATGTTTAACATGGGACGCACCCGTCTGGGTGGTTTCAAGAATTTCCGTGCCGCTCTCGAAGAGGGTGACTGGAAAAGGGCTGCCGTGGAAGGACGTGATTCACGTTGGCATAGGCAGGTAACTAACCGTGCAGAACGGTTAATGGAACGATTGGAGAACGTTAGTTAACGTCTAAATATATGGCGAAATACACCCGTCACGATTCAAGAAACAAGAAACGTAACAGTCATAAGAATCGAACCAAGTTTGATTCTGGGTATAAAATGAGAGGATCTGATTACAATAGATCCCGTGATAAAAGGATTGTCAATGAGAAATGCGATATTTCAATACATGGTACTCAACCCTAATGTAGACGAAAGGGGAGAGATTGAGGGAAGACAGAGAAGTCAAGTCTATCGTGAGGTAGCAGATTTATCTCGACGTTCCTTTCTAGAGTATGCCGATATTATTGATGCAGAGTACTTCTACTCAGATGAGCAAGTGTACACTGCAGGACATGACCATGCAAACGCTCTTTTGTTTGAGTGTTTGAGGGTTATCTATGATCCTATGTTTGACCAGTATGACAAGGTGTTATTTGCCGATACCGACATTGTAGTAAACACCGAAGAGAACATCTTTGATCTGTGTGAAGACGGAGATGTCTTTGGTGTACTTGAGAGTGATATCGTCACATCGAATGGTGGTGGGTATAACTCTTGGGACTACAAGGAAAAGACATATCAAGATTTTGTTGCAAAGTTTTCTATGCACGACATTCCTATTGTCCCATCACTACCACCTAGTAGACCATCTAAGTTAACTGTCCTGAATACAGGTATTGTCGTATGGACACGTGAGGCACGTCTACGTGCACGTGAGGTATTCATGGACTGGACAGAATGGTTCTACGCAAAACCAGAGTTCCATATGTCGGTGATGAATGATCAACCGTACATATCTGGACAGTTGATCAAACACGACTTCGATCTAAACACCGAAGCACTGGATCAGACATGGAACGACTCCCCCCATTATGCCACTGAAGATGAGTTCTTTGAGAAGGCAAAGATGTGTCACTACACTGGTGGTGGTTGGAAAATCGATATGTTACGCCATGCCAAAGAAGGTAAATTTAAGATACTTGCTTAGTCAAATTATATATAAAAAATATATACTTTTTTTCAAAAAACCCTTGACACTTGTTTCAAAAACATGTATACTTAACATGTAATTGAGAAAAGTGAGGTTAATTATGAAAAATTTGATATTAGAAGATTATAGATGTCCCGACTATGAGTCAGGTCTCTACAAGGGTATTCCAATGGAATACAGAAACCACCCTAAAGTCCAAGAACTAATGAGGACTAGATTGTTCACTGTCAGGTACAGAGGAAACAGTAAGGTTGGTTACGACAGACCTAAAGACTTTGTTCACAAGGATAAGGCAGATACCTTTGCCATCTACCCGTATTCAAACTATGAAGAGTTTGAGACTAGTAACGATGTTACTGGAATAACCCCTCCTGCAAAATACCCGATTGGTCAGTACCATGAATGGGTTGCTTACAGAGAGGAACACACCAAAGCAATCATAGAGATTGCAGAGAAACTTGATGCAGGATTGACGTTATGTGCTTAGATCAGTATTTTGAAATAATTGAAGAAGAGTCAAAGACTCATTCGTTGGAAGGTAACGGTACGAAGAACTATGCGTACTGTTATGGAGTTTTGAAGACCCAACTAGATTGGGCACTTGCAGGGGATGCACAGAAAGAGATTGTTCTGAAGAACATCTCTGACACCATTGCAGGTTATACTAAACAAATGGAATTACCTATATGATGAAAGAAAAAGTAATACTTACGGACTGCGATGGTGTAGTCCTAGACTGGCAACACTCTTGGAGAGGGTGGATGCACAGACAAGGTTTCGAGATTGTAGATGATACTGTCTATGATGTCGCAGACCAGTACGGGTTAGAGAGACCCTATGCAAAAAGACTAGTAAGATTGTTCAACGAGAGTGCGTGGATCAGAAAGATACCACCTCTCAGAGACGCAATGAAGTATATTAAAAAACTTCATGAGGAACATGGTTACGTGTTTCACGCAATCACCAGTCTTAGTAATGACCAGTACGCACAGTATCTAAGATGCAAGAACCTTACTGAGTTATTCGGTAAGACTGCGTTCGAGAGATATGTGTACCTAGATACTGGTGCAGACAAGGATGAGATCCTCAAAGAGTACGAAGGTACGGGTTGTTACTGGATCGAAGATAAAGTTGAGAACGCAACAGTTGGTAAGAACTTGGGTCTCAATTCACACTTGATTGCACACGACTTCAATACAGGAGATCACGGTATCCCTAGAGTCAAGAACTGGAAAGAACTCTACGAGATAATTACTGGATAAATAACTTCGCTAACTAAGTGGAGTTTTTTATGAGGTACGTTGGGTTTAGTGAATACTATCACGATGCAGCTTTATCTATTGTCAATTCGGACGGTACGATAGAGTTTGCCTCTCATGCAGAGAGATTTACTAAGAAGAAAAATGATCCGGTGATTCCAGAAAATCTCTGGGATTATACTACTAATGATGATCACTTCTCATTCTACGAAAACGTAGAGTGGAAGAAGACCTATAGAAAGGATCAAACTAAGAATCCCCTACACACAGGGAATTCTATTACCGCACACGAACAGATCCCTGTCTATGATAGTATCTATTATGATGCCAATTATGAACATCATAAGAGTCATTGTGCATCCGCATTCTTTACCCGTCCATGGAAAGACCGTGATACGACTGTCATGGTGTCTATCGATGGTGTAGGTGAATTCCAAACCGCAACTATCTACGACAACAATTTCAACCTCATCAAAGAATATCACTACCCTAAGTCAGTAGGGTTGGTGTACACTACCGCAACACGTCTGTTAGGTTTACGTCCACTAGAAGACGAATACGTGACTATGGGACTTGCTTCCTATGGTCAAGCACCCGAAGAGATCTGGTCAAAACTAGTCAACTGGTGGGAACATACAGGTGACATTAATCCTCGTATTGAAAAGAAGCAGAAAATCGACTTTCCCGATAAAGGTAATCCGGAGTATGAGAACCTTCGTTCCATGTTAAAAGTCTTCGTTACGAAATACAGTAAAGAAGACTTTGCGGCAGGGGTACAAAAGTTCGCAGAATATGCCATCATGCAGATCATGAGAACCGCATCACTTTATGGTAAGAAACTGGTCTACTCTGGTGGATGTGCACAAAATGTTGTTATCAATTCAAGACTCTTCGAATTGTTCGAAGACGTTCACATTGCAATCTCACCTACAGACGCAGGATCTTCTCTGGGTGCTGCCGCACTGTCTTGGTCAAGGTTGACCGATCAAGATCAGTTGATTTGGACACCTTACATGGGTTACAACATTGAACGAGAGATCAACCCAAGAGAAGTAGTTGATCACCTCTTAGAACATAGGGTATGTGGTATAGCGAACGGTAAGGCAGAGTTTGGGCCACGTGCACTGGGTAATAGATCTCTGATCGCAGATGTACGTTATGATGTACAGGACACTGTGAATGAGATCAAACGCAGACAAAAATATCGTCCCTTTGCACCTGCAGTTCTAGAAGAATATGCGTATAAATACTTCGAGGGGCCAATGAACGAGTACATGCAGTACACGTCAAAGGCACTTCATGACTATGATTCGGTTACTCACGTAGATGGAACTGCACGAGTACAAATAGTCCGTCAGGACTGTGAATCGGTCTTTAGGAAGGTAATTGAGGAATACTACGAACGTACAGGGGTTCCGATGTTACTAAATACCAGTTTGAACATTCGTGGAAGACCTATGGTCAACGACGAACATGATGCTGAATTGTTTGAAAATAAATACGGTGTTAAAGTATTTTGAATCAGTTTATTAAACGTTATACATTTCCACCAAGAGAGTTCTTTGCATTCAAGGAACATCTGACGAAGGAAATGACGAAGGTGAAGTCAGAGCATGATTGTTCATTTGCGAACATGCAATTCTCTGATTACAAACTTCCATGGAAGGAAGGTATTAATTATAGACCACCGTATTGGGATGAGGCTATTAAATTAATACAACCTGCCCTTACGAACTATGCTAACCAATGGCAATGTTCTAGGATTAAGGTTGAAAGTATGTGGTTTGCCGAGTACAACGAGGGGAACAACTTTGAGTGGCATACACATGAGGGAACGAATTTGTCTGCAGTGTTACAAGTTCATGGGTTACCAGAGAACTCAACACAGTTGATGGGGTTTGTAGACATGGTTTTGCACATAGGTGACTTGGTGGTTTTTCCATCAATGTTACCACACAGAGGGCCAAACTGCCAAGGACACAAAATTGTTATAGGATTCAATTTGAATATGTCAGGCAGTCTTTTACATAATGAATAGTATAATCAAAATTACAAAGGATATTCAATATGTCAGAAGAAGAGATCAAGGCAGCGGGACACCACCCTGCTGACACAAACGGAGACGGTAAAGTCTCTAAAGAAGAAGAGGCGATGTACTTGGAGTTTAAACGTAAAGAACTCGAAGACGCAGATGCAATGCGTGACGCACAGCGTTCCATGGCATGGTTCTCGCTGTGGGGTATGTTATTGTATCCCGTACTCGTGGTGAGTGCAAATTTAACAGGTCTAGAGAAAGCGGCAGACATACTGGGTGACATGGCAGGAGTTTACTTCATTGCAGTTGCAGGTATCGTAGCAGCGTTCTTTGGTGCTCAAGCATGGTCAGGTAAAAAGTAGGTAAATAATCATGGTAGAGATCGGAGCGGCATTGTCGCTTGCCGGATCTGCATTTAACATGATTAAAAGGGCGGTAGAGTCAGGTCGAGAAGCAGAAGACCTATATAACTATTTCGCCCGATTCTTTGACGCAAAAGAGCAGATATCTGAGGAAGCGATAAAAGGTGCAACACACTCAAGAGTAAAGAAGTTGTTTGCCGGTAACAGTGTCGAAGCAGAAGCACTACAAGTGACTGCTGCTCGACGTAAAATTGCACAAATGGAACAGGAACTCAAGGATTTCTTAATCTATACCGGACAATCAGACTTCTACGATGAGATGATGAAAGAGAGACGTGTGATACGTCAACGGAGGATCCAAGCGGCAAAAGAAGCTGCGGATCGTAAAGCGGCATTTGAAGATGGTATTGCAATACTGGCGGCGGTGGTAATTTCTGCGTTTATTATCGGAGGAACCGTAGTGTTGATAACCAGTGTATAAGGTGATGAATGGAATATGTAACTTGGAGAGGTACGCCTGGTGTAGGTGACTTCATGTGGGCACTTAACTGTGTCCATAACTATTGTTATGAATACAAGAAGAAAGTAGTACTGGAGTTTCACTGGGAACACGACGAGCATCACCTACACCACTTCGAAGATCCGGAAACAATCATAGAACGATTGGAGTACATGCACAATTTCTATTATAGAAAAGATGATGTTCAGGTGAGGCATGTATATGGACAAACTACACGATACAGTGATTGGAAATTTGCAGATGACTTCGTAAGAGAAGATGATGGAACCTTACGTATAGCAGCAATCAATCGTGGTCATAAAAATAGATTCTTTTTTCAGTCAGGGGTATACGACGATAGAGAGGGTGGTAACGCACCATTCCCCGACTGGATCTTTCGAGATGTCCCTAGAGTAATAGACAAAAGAAAGGTAGTAGTCTGGAGACCTACCTTCAATGCAGAACAACCAAGAACTTGGAAAAGGGTCTTGACACATGAGCAATGGGATGATATAATAAGCTTAATGCGTCAGGCAGGATTATATACCGTTGAACTGACATATAGAACACCTATATCAGAAGCGTTCTATCACATATCAACGTGTAGACAAGTAGTGTGTTATGATGGTATGTGGCATTACATTGCCCGTAACTTTCAAACACCGATGGTGATTTTGAGTACTGAGGGTATTACTAATTACCATACACCACACTGCGTTAAGACTGACGCAGAAGAGGATAACCCACGTAATATATATTACTGGATGAACAACCTATCTGAGATGTTAGGTTCAAGTAAAAAACGAGCAATAGAATATGAGCAAAGGTGTAGACAATTCTATCAAGATAGATAGAGCAGTTATCGAAATACAAGGGGGATGTAATTTCGATTGTACAATGTGTCCACAGGACAAACGAACTGGAGGAAGACACAAGAACTTTATAGGTAAGATGAACCTATTGGACTTCGAGGATAACGTTGCAGACTGTGCACAACACGGACTGCGAGTAGTTAACCTAGATGGTTCTGGTGAGGCAACGATCAATCGTAACCTACCCGAATACATCAAGATCGTAAAGAAGTACAATGCACAGGCGGTCATCTTCTCGAACGGATTCAAGATGCAGGGTCAGTTCATGAGAGATTGTGTTGATGCAGGACTAGACTTTTTTAGATTCTCTTTCATTGGCCCCACCCCAGAACTCTATGACAAATGGATGCACAACACAAGAGGTAGTAACTATCATTTGATCAAGAAGAACATCGAAGAGATGGTTGCGTATGTCAAGGAGTCTGGATCTGATTGTGTTGTAGAGACGTATCATCTCATAACTGATAACAATAATATAGAAGAAGAATTAGAACAATACAAAGCGTTGGTCGAGGAACTAGGTGTTAAGACTGAGATATGGAAAATGCATAACTGGTCTGGTGCATGGGATATCGGCAAGAACGCCAGAAAGGGAGAGGTAAAAACTTGTGGAAGACCTTTTAGTCCAGACGTTGTTATACGTGCTGGCGGAATGGACGGTCACCGTGGTGCTGTTCATCCTTGTTGTCAAGTCTTGGGGCGTGATGAAGAAGCTGTACTTGGTCATACGTCAGTCAATACCATAGAAGAAATCATTCGTGGCCCTGAATACTCTGCACTAAGAGAGGGACACAGAACTAAGAATTATCCAGATTATTGTAAAAGTTGTGACTTTTTGCTTGACGATCCCGAAGTTTTAGTGTATACTAATCATAATAGAGATCTCCATAAGATGATCGGCACTGCGTTCGATCTCAATGATTATAGAGATATTAATGCACTTTAACTAGGAGGAACATGCCAAGAGTAGAACCAAAAAGAGTTGGATATAAAGGGAAGTACGAGGAATCGTTTGACAAGATGTTAAGAAGATGGTCTCGTGCAGTAAATAGAGCGGGAGTCGTGACAGAGTGTAGGAAGAGACAGTTCCATGTCAAACCGAACGAAATCAAGAATACTGCAAACGCTAAATTAAAGAGAAAGAAGAAACTATCCAAGTTCAAACTACTGAACGAGGGTAGAAGTAAATATAGTAGGAGATAACATGGAAACTGTTTTAGCTGGTATTTTAGTGGTATCTGTATGTGCAGCAATTACAATGATGTATGTTGCATTAACTTCAGAGGACTGAATCATGGGTTGGTTACGCAAGTTATGGTTGGACTGGTTCACTGAAGAGTTTGTGGTAACCGTTTGGTACAAGGGTGGAACGCAGTTTGATCCTAAGACAACCAAGCGTGTCTATCATCTGAAGAAGATCACCACGAAGAAACCCACTCACTTAGTTGGAGTGAAGACGGACGGTAATAGTTTTGAAATCAAGACTGTTGCCCCATTTGACTATCAGATAGAAAAGATCCACTAATGCGACGATTAATATATCAGGTCGCTCTGGGTAGACAGGGCGACAGTAAATTGTACAAGAAGTGCATCGATAGTGTGTGCGACTATTCTAAGAAGCACAACTTGAAGCAACATGTACAACGCAACGGGATTCTCAAGATCAAACCCGATCCTTTCACTAGCAATCGTTCAACGGATAGTTGGATGAAGCATGGTGGGTTTCTCCCTATCTACGAGAAAGAGAATGCGTTCAATTTACTAGATGAGTTTGATCAGATCGCAATCATCGATGCGGATATCTACATTCGTCCGGATGCACCTAACATCTTTGATGCAATCGATCCAGACGTTGCGTTTGGGTGTGTGTACGAAAGGGAGATGCCCATTACTCCTGCGTACCAACAGAAGATAGTCACCTACTCTCGTATGCAGTATGGACAACTTCACTCGAACCAGACAGACTTCAGTCCCACTAATCTTGGGTTTGAGTTTGCGAACATGGGAATGATGGTTATCAACTGTCAAAACTTCAAACCGTATCTGAAAGACGATACTGCAAAAGCATTTATTAACCGCATGGAGTTCAAGGACTTTGTGGATGGTATTGGTGCATGGAAGTGGTCTACTGATCAGACTTTATTGAACTACTTCCTCAAGAAGTATGACGTACCTGTACAACATATGGACTGGAAATGGAATGGTCTGTACGGTGCGAATACTAAAATTGAAGAGTGTCACTTCGTGCACTTCTTTTTGAAAGACTTGTTACCAGAACAAGGCGAGAACGTAGAGGAACTATTCAAGTCTATATGAATGTCTACATCATAAGGATCCCTAAGATCCAAACTGAAAAATTTCTAATCAATAGTCTGTTCGCCGTTAAGAGTGGACTGACACCTGTTGTAGTTGATGCGGTTGTACCAGATACCATTGACTCATCGATGATGGAATTCAAATACTTCAATCGGTCAAATTTCAGATGGAACTGGCCGGTGTCCGAAGATCAGAACGGTCTTGATTTACAAACAGGACTATACAAGTTCGCATACAGGGCTGCAGACCAAAAGAAAAAGGTTGCATGTTCACTCAGTCACATGTTGCAGTGGGATGACTGTGTTACTAAGGGCGAACCTAGAATCGTATGTGAAGCAGATGCAAGGTTTATTCGTAGACCCGATGATGACCTAGAGACGTTTAAGGGACATAAAGTCATAGGACTGAATGATCCACGTGGTGCGACTCGAAGATCATACCAATATCATAGTCAAATGTTGGGTGGTATTCAACCAGTACCAAGAGTAGTTGAAGCAGGAGAGGATCCTGTACCACAAGGACTTGCGGGTAACTCTGCGTACTACATCGAACCTGCGGGTGCTAAAGAACTACTAGATAGAGTTAGAGATTATGGAATGTTTCCTAATGACGCATACATGTGTCGGGAACTGTTCCCATGGCTTAGGGTAATACACCCATACTACACGAGGGTTAGTGGAGACGAATCCACAACAACGACATAATGAAAAGTTTTGTAATTACTATTTTTGACAACGATCTTTCTCAACGTGCGGCAGACAGGTGTATCACTTCTGCGAAGAGGTACGGAATTCACGTAGATAAATGGAAAGCGACTACACCCAGAGATTCGGATTTCGCACTGCAGTGTGATAACGCCAAACTACAACGTCACATGTTTGAGAGTCAATACTCTAGAGCAGACAATGCGCTAGCGTGTTTCCTATCGCACAAATCCCTTTGGAACTATAGTGTTCAGAACAACGAGAATGTGATGATCCTTGAACATGATACTGTTTTCTTTGATCGTCTTCCACCCCTGTCATTTGATAGGTGTCTTACAATCGGACAACCCAGTTACGGTAAGTACAACACCCCTATGACTCTTGGTGTCAATCCTTTGACGCAGGCAGACTATTTCAAGGGTGCACATGCGTACATCGTAAAACCAAAAGGTGCACAAGAGTTACTGAACAAGATCGAACATTATTCACGTCCTACTGATATCTACCTGAACGTTTTAAACTTCCCTTGGTTGCAAGAGTGTTATCCATGGGTTGCAAAGGCAGATGACTCGTTCACTACGATTCAATACGAGAGAGGATGTGTTGCAAAACATAACTACGAGAAAGGTATTGAGTTGGTGGTGGTATGAAAGAGATTGCATTACTTACAGTCTGCACAGACAATTACCCCATGGAGTATGCGAACAAGATCGTAAAAAGGTTTGTGGATCTGACAGAATACAACGTCTTTTCATATTGTATTACTGATCGGCCTGGCGAACTGAGTAACCTCAGTGCTCCTATCCAACCACCTTTTGGTAAAGGATATGGATGGTGGAATAAGATGAAGGCATATGACCTTGACATTCCGCAACAGTATGTGGTATACTTAGACATCGACAACGTTTTACAACGTAACTTTGATGAGGAGATAGACTATTCGATCCAACAACTAAAAAGTGGATACGATGTTGCGTGTGTTTCCGATGCCATAATGTGGAAAAATAATAAATACTCTTCGTCAATGATGATTTTAGAGAAGGGTAAGATGCAAGACGTGTGGGACATGTTTGTTAACAACCCTCAGTTTGGATATGATGGTGGGGATCAGGTGTACACCGGACACTTGATTGAACGTTTGGGTAAGAAAGTGTTTTACATAGATGAGACGTTTCCCAGTGTGAAACTGAACTTAAAGTTTCACCTAAGTAGTAAGGTACTAGGACAATGGAAGTTTCCCTCTTACGTTACTCCTAAATGTAAAATTGTCGATTGTGGTGGAAGACCAAAACCACACGATCTGGGTAACTTAAAATATATAAAGGAGAATTGGCACGATGTTGAGTAAACTACTGTTTGCATTTATCGTTGCGGGTGCGGGTGTTGGATACATTTATTTCCAGACAACCGAATCCAAGATGGCAGATATGCAAGCACAATTACAAACCCAAGCAGGGGTTATTACTGCATTTGAAACCAGACAGGAAGAGCAGGTAAGGACTATCGAAGCACTTCAGGGTAACCTGAAAAAGACTACCGAAGCACTGCAAACACAGTCTGCACGTAACGCTGAGATCGAAGGTGAGATGAATCGATACCTCTCTATCTTTGCGAGACACAACTTATCTAAACTTGCTGCTGCAAAGCCGGGGTTAATTGAAACACGAGTAAACAAGGGGACTAAGGATGTTTTCAGAACTATCGAACAAGATACTGCTGACATTGATGCTATTGACGATTAGTGGTTGTTCCACTATGGGTATTCCCTTCTTTGGTAAGAAGGAACCACCTGCACCAATTCCAGTAGAGATCCGTACTGTAGAAGTACAGATACCGATTACACATCCCGCAATGCCTCGTGGTATCAAACTACGTGATCCTCAGTGGTATGTTGTATCGGACAAGAACGTGGATACTTTCATGGAAGATATCCAGAAACGTCATGAGGGACAGTTGGTTTTTATGGCGATGTCAGTAGGTGACTACGAACTCATGGCATATAACATGCAAGAAATTCGTAGATATATAACTCAGTTGAAAGAAGTGGTGGTGTACTACCGCACTATCAACACCAACGAGGAAGAAGAACCAGTCAAGGAAGAAGGTAATGAGGACTAAAATGTTAGCTGCACTACGTCAGTATGCAGAAGGACAGATTGCACTACACAAGGTAAACGTGGAAGTGTATCTAAAGAACCCTGCAGGTATCGGAGAACATCCCGATGTAATGGAAGCGGTTCAAAAAGAACTTCACTCAATTGCAGAGTGGGAAGATCAACTGTTTGTATTGGAGAAGCACTTCGAATGAGAGGAGCAATGGCGAAGAAGCGTAGACGTGAGTCTGCGTTAGAGAGACTCAAGGAATCACAGTTCTTTGAGAAAGGAACCCGCACACAAGAGGCGTGGCAGAAGAATAAAGATCGTATGATCGAAACACTAGAAAAGAGGGTAAGATTATGAGACGTATTGTCTCAAACGAGTATGACGTTACGGTCATTAAAGTAGTAGACGGTGACACAGTGGACGTAGACATTGACTTAGGATTCAATGTTGTACTCACTGATGAGCGAGTCAGAATTGTTGGTATTGATACTCCGGAGTCACGCACCAGTGACAGAGTAGAAGACTTATTTGGTGAGGCGGCAAAGAAACGTCTCAAGGAACTAATGGAATCAGGTGCTAAACTTATCACCACCGAAGACAAACATGGTGAAGATATGAAAGGTAAGTTTGGTCGTATCCTTGGTGACTTCCGTCTACCGGACGGAAAGAAAGTCACTGAAGTCCTTATTGAAGAGGGACATGCAGTACCTTACTTTGGTGGATCTAAAGACGAACTTGTTGGTAAGCATATGAGGAATCGTCAGAAGTTACTTGAAGAGGGTGTCGTGACGCAGGAAGATTACGAGAAAGCGTTACATATGATGCGGAACCGATAGTAGGGTGCTTTTACAATGAGATGGAATGTTCTTGGAAACGGTGATCATGCCCACCAATTTGAGAGGGGATCGCCAGGCAGGTTGTTGATATGCAACATGCCACCTTTTGATATACCTAACACAGAAGTGTTTGCAACCTGTATGGTTGATTTCAAAATGATGATGGCACTTGCTGAAGGTATGATCAAATTGGACATGTACGATTGGATACTTGGAACCCGTCCTAGACACTGGATGGATATGCAACCAATGTTTTATCTGAAGTACGCCCAGAAAATTAAAGCTATGCATACACATATACCTGCGTATGCACAGTTGCCGGGACAGTCGGCAAGACAAGCTGCAACAAACTACAGTTGCGGTCACATGGCGGTTGACTATGCATGTAGAGTGCAAAAAGCGAGTGAAGTGCACATCTATGGATTTGACTCAATGTTTGATACTACGCTACGTAGTTACACAGATCTACTACTAGCATCAGACAGGAGTCCACAGAACACTCACCGATTAGCAAATAATTGGAGACCGATCTGGCCTAAGATGTTTGATGAGTTCAGTGACACTAAATTCTTCTTATATCATAGTCATGATAGGATCAAGTTTCCTATCGGAGATAACGTAACAATAATAGTAAAGGATAAAAAATGAAAAAACAAATAAAAGAATCTTTTGCCGGATTAGGTACTGACTTAAAAAGGTTTGGTCAAGAGACATGGAAAGACTTCAAACACTGTTGGTCAGTCTACCCAAATGTAATGATTATCATGGGATGCATTATCTTAGTAGCCTTATTTGTATAAATACTGTTATTAACCTAACAGGATCTATACTGACACATGCAGTCCTTTAACTCATTTTTAAAAGAAGACCTCTTTCTACAAGAGGAATTCAATATCCTTATGGAGAAACTCATCACCTTTGGTGGCGAGGCGTATCCTAAGTTTGGAAACATCGTACTCATGGCAGGGGGTGCGGGATCTGGGAAAGGATTTGTATTGTCCAATCTAGTAGGACTAGAAGGTAAAGTCTTTGATGTTGACGAACTCAAAACGTTGGCATCAAAGACTCCTGCTATCAAGAAGCGTGTAGCAGATGAACTTGGTGTTGATATCGAAGACCTTGCACAGAACCTTAAAGATCCCAAGAACGTAGAGAAACTCCATGACATCATGGGTAACTACTTGGGGGTCGATAAGAGAAAAGAACGTGCGTTCTATCGTGGTGTCCTTGCTGCAGATCCAGATCGTAAACCGAACATCATATTTGACATGACTCTGAAGTCACTGGACAAACTTGACAAGATCGCAAAGGATGCCGCTAAGTTGGGTTACGATAAAAAGAACGTTCACATCGTGTGGGTAGTTAACGACATCGAAGTTGCGAAACAACAAAATGCAAAACGTGCACGTACTGTACCGTCAGAGATTCTAATCAACACTCACCGTGGTGCCGCTAATACGATGGGTGACATCATCAACATGGGTAAGAAACTCAAGAAGTACATCGACGGAGACATCGTGTTTGCATTCAATAAGGTTGGTGTTGACGCAACTCTAGTTAAGTCTGGTAAGGGTGGTTCCTATGTTAAGGACGCAAACTACTTCTACGTCAAACGAGCAGGAAAACAACCTACTCCGATTCTGTCGCTCGATAAAGAGATAAGACGCAAAATTAAAGACTACGTACCTAAGAACGTAGAGTGGAATTAACTTCCCTTATAACAGTGAATCGAATCGTTTAGAATTGCGTACTGGATTGCCTTGTCTTCAGGGTTTTCATCTCTGAATCTCTGATCCCATACATTACGCAACGCAAACACTTCATTCAAGTAATAGGCGTTGTCTTCTGATACACCAGTCTGTAACGGAAGAGCACTATAGTAGAAATCCACGATATCAAAATCTGAAGTACAGACTCCTGCAAATGCAGAACGAATGTGATGATGAGAGATATCTAAGTCATCTCTATCTTTAGGAACACCTGCTAGTACTACACAATCATATTGGGTATCAGGTGGCGTTGTGATTTGAACATCTCTACCTTTCTTGTACTGCTTGTCCGAATTCACTAGATCAACGTCATATCTCTTGTACAGTGCATTCATGACTTTACGGTGACGTGATTCCGGAGGAGACACTGTATGCATTTCGAAATCGATGTACCCATATGCCATACGGACAATAGGTAGAAACTGTAACCAGATGTTAGGGTCAACCATAGTCTCATCCAAAGAATGATAACTTGGAGTTTTGTGTACTACCCTGTCCATCTTGCGGTTGATAGTCCATGTAGTCTGAGCAGCGTTATAGTGACCAACGAAGAGTATCTTCTTGTATCCTTTGATCGCCAAATAGTTGAGGAACATAGGACAGTAGTTGAACACATCATTGACTGTATGTGACCAAAAATCTTTCCATCTCAAGACTAGATCATTCTGTCTGACTTCACCACCAATAGTGTAGTTAAGTCTTCCCCACTCAGTTTGCTTCTTTTCTTTATGGATGTACTTCCCAATCGAAGTATCCGTAGGAGATCTGGGTGTGGTTACGATCAACTCGTTGCGCTGTCTGTAATTCATGGATTACCCTTGATAGATGTTTTGTATGTGGTCTTCAAACTGTTCTATCTTATCTAGTCGGTTTGGCCACAAAATATATTCCTTTTCAGGATTCTGTTTTAAGTTGTTCAACAGGGGTTGTATCGCATTGAATAGTCTGTCCAGTCTCTCTTGAGTAGACTGGGCATCTGTCGATACAGTTTCAACCTTTTGGGTTGCCTGTTGGACTGCTTCTATTTCTGATTCATCCGCAAAGGAGAAACCAAAATCAAATAGATCGTCACTCATATTTATACCCTTTTTGTTCAATTTTCTTTTATTTATATGTTGACAACCTCCCAAAATTCTGATATACTGATCTAAGATCAGTGAGGAGACTATTATGAGTAAAATTGGAAGTTATGTTATGGATCTGCAGGATATTGTCGATCCTATGGTATATGAGGGTTTCTCTGAGGAAGCCATCATCAAAGAGGTCGAGGCTAGGATACCCGGCACCCCGTCATCTTGGGTTAAAGATATGATCGCAACTGCACAGAGGGAATTTGGATGGAACTACTAGAATTTCTGAGAGATGCAATTGTTATCGGTATTGCGGGATGGATTGCGGTCATGTCTTCGATAGTCGTAGATGAGGACAAAAAGTTCCGCAGAAAGGGTATGAAAGAGGGTACTCACGACTATTATGGTAATAGAATCAAGGATTCTAATAGCAAAAAAGTCTAAAAAAAGTGAACTTTTTTTCAAAAAAAGCTTGGCAAGATCCTAAAAATGGGTTATAATTACTACGTAATTGAGAGTGAGGATATAAATTATGACTGCATTTATTAAAGAAGAGTTTGTTTGGGACGGTATGTACTTGATGTACAGAGGTGCCCACGAGAACTCTAGGAACATGGAAGATGTTCACCCAGACTGCCACCCATCTTGGGTCGGTAAACCCAAACCTGAGTTTATCGCAAGGTTCAAGTACGGTAAGTACAAACCTTGGAAGGCATGGGTCAACTTCCTTGTCAAGAACGTTTCTGTTGAAGAATACGTTGCGTTGGAAAAAGCATCTAGTCCTGTGAAGGCAATGCGTGAACTTGGTTATGGAGGAAAGGTCTAATGGAGACCTACTTTGAATTTTTGGATGATCTACGGGAGTCTGGTGACATCAACATGTTTGGTGCACCACGAGTCTTGATGGATGTTTTTAATATGAGCAAGGTCGAGGCGATGAACGTGTTTATCGCTTGGACTGAGCAATTTCAATTTGGTAAGGAGTAATTATGATTGGTACACGTCAAACTGTTAACGTTGTCTATGGTTCTACTGGTGAACGTAGTATGTTCATGGGTATGGATCTGACATGTGATATGCGTGTTGCACATGCATTGGGTGAGAAACCTGTGATCGACAAAGAGATCAAACGTGAGAAGAAGAAGTTTACTGTCGGTGAACTCATGAAGTCTGACTTTGGTCTAAAGTATGACCTGATGCTCAACATGATGTTGCGTGACGGTATCGTGGATATGGATACTATCGTTCAGGTTGGTCAGAATGGTAGACTCAAGGAAGTCTACGTAGTCAAAGAGAAGGAGGCTTACCGAATGTTTGGTAAGACGTTCCATGGCAAATACACCAAAAACTCCGAAGAGGAGTAACCCTGTCGCAAAGAACTTGAATAAGTTCAACCGTCCCGCTACTCACGTTGATCGTAAGAAGCGGGACAAAGATGGATACAAAAAACATAAAGGGGAGAGAGATGAGTGAAGTGCTAGCACAAGCAAGACGTTTTTATCATCATGTGGTGAATGGCGGTCAGTTAAGACCTGAAGATGTTTCTTACATGGTATCTGCTCTTGAGGAAGCCTACGACAATATAGAGAAACTAAAAAATAGGATCGGACAATGAACATCTTCGCAATTGAGTATGATCCGGAACGCAAGAACCCGTTCCCTGAAGCAGTCGAGTCTGCAGTATCGCAATGCGATAAGCACGTGGTCAAGATGCCGTTGGAGTCTTGCCAGATGTTGTGTACTGCACATAGAATTTTAGACGGTGACGAAGGTAACGAAGATCTGTACAAGATCGCACATCCTCGACACCCATCTACCTTGTGGACTATGGAGTCCATGGGTAACTACAACTGGCATTATGCACACTGGATTGCATTGTGCGAAGAGTATACCTACCGATATGGTAAGGTACACAAGTCTGAAGAAAAGTTCCGTGCACGTCTGTGTGTTCCACCCGTGAACATTCCGATGGGTACTATCACCCCTTTCAAACTTGCATTCAAGGATTACCCTGAGTGTATTGTTGAAGGAGATCCGGTTGCGTCCTACCGGAACTTCTACCAGACTAAACAGTCTCGTTTTGAAATGAAGTGGACTAAACGTCAACCCCCATCATGGTTTAAGGAAGCATCATGAGTAGACTTGGTTATGATCTTGCGTATGCAGGACACGCACCCTTCGAGGGTGATGAAGGAATGGAATCTGCACTCTATGAGAATCTGAAAAAGTTTCGATTGAGTGGAGTCCACTATACCCCTAACATGGATCTCGCACGAGATCTTGAGAAAATTGCTCTGCAGTCATTCTCTGTTAAGGATTTTGAAAATAAAGTACACGAGTACTTGACAAGTTAAGGATAATCATATATAATGGATAAAAGATTGCGATTTCAAATGATTCGTAGTGCGGTAGAGAAATCTAATGCAAAACGAAGACAGAAGCGTCTTAACATTGAATTGGAGAAAGAACTCCAACAAATTGAGGATAGTTTATGTACACCGAAAAAGAATTTCAAGAAGCTTTAGAAAAGACTAAGGCGGTTCTGAAAGATACCTATGTCCAGAACATTATCTACATTCAAGAACGAATGAAGGATAAGGCTCCGGAAGAGGAATTGAAGAATATCGAAGAGTTGATCATTGCGAATGAGCGTATGATCGTCTACTACGATGAGGGTGACCAGTGGGTCAAAGAACTTCATGCAGATGCTCAAGCTAAAGGAGAAGATAATGGAACAAGTGATGGACTCGGAGATGACTCCGGAGATGATGAAGGCGAAGTCGCTAGAATCGAAGAGGCAAGGAATTCTTGAAGCACTCCAAGACGGGATCGTAGATCTTCAGTTTAAGAAAGTCAACGGAGACTTACGCAATATGCGTGGGACTCGTAAGTTTGATATAATCCCTGAAGAGAAACATCCTAAGACCGAAGACAAACGTGAACAGAACGAAACCATCGTTGTTCTGTTTGATCTTGAGGTCAACGACTGGAGATCGTTTCGAGTCGAAAATTTAGTGGAGTATCGGTGTGAGTCATGGGTTTAAAGAAAAATCCTACCTTGCGTAAAAAACGCAAACCAATGAGTGATGAACAACGTGCGGCGGCAAGTGAAAGACTTGCCAAAGCACGACTCGCTCGTGGACATGACGGTTCAAAGTCAGTTCATCCTATTCTTAGAGAGATGGACGAAGATCATCCCCTACACTGGAAAAAGGTGAAGGGATGGATCAAAGAAGTTGGTGAAGAACTTCGTGCTAAGAAACAACAGCGCCTTTCCAAAGATTCGAAGGAGAGGTTGGAATATCAAGTATTAGAAGTCTATCTTTCTAATATGAAACGTTACCTTGAGAGTAGTATTTGGTTAGACCATCGTTATGGTAGACACAAAGAGGGTAAGATGAATACCTTTGTGTACACCATGGCTTACGATGCGAATGGTCGCCCCAAAAGAACTATAGGACATTTCTACTCTGACTGTGGCGAGTACACAAAGGAGATGAAAGAACATGACGATAGAGTTTACGCTTCCGAACCAAAAGGAAACCCCCGAACAGGAGGAGAACTTTATGAACCGGAAGAGGTTCTCGAAGATGGTGGAGATGACTGTCAGACGTAGCGGTCTGAATTATATAGATACCATTGTTCACTTATGTGAAGAGAACAAAATGGAAGTTGAGGATGTTAAGAAGTATCTTACACCCTCAATTGTGGAACGTCTAGAGAGTGAAGCAATGTCGCTAAATTTTCTAGAAAAACAAAATACGCTTGACATTTGAGTATAAATAGGTTATACTGATTATGTTGAAGTGAAAATACGCTGAAAACAATTGTAAATAAACTGCATATATTGCACATACTGGAGAAAAAATATGTCTTTTGCTAACCTAAAAAGTCGGTCTGCCGACATCTCAAAATTGGTCAACGCTGCACAAGAAGCGTCTGGTCAGAAACAACAAACCAATAAGTACGTAGACGAACGTCAGTGGAAACCAACCGTCGATGAAAGCGGTAATGGTTATGCTGTTATTCGTTTCCTTCCTGCAGTGGAAGGTATGGAAACTCCATGGGTACGTTATTGGGATCATGGATTCAAAGGCCCTCAAGGTCAGTGGTACATTGAGAAATCTTTGACTACCATTGGTCAGAAGGATCCTGTATCCGAACTCAACTCACGTCTATGGAACACAGGACTCGAAGAAGATAAGGAAACTGCTCGTAAGCAGAAGCGTAGGTTACACTACGTGTCCAACATCCTTGTTGTGAACGATCCTGCTAACCCTGCCAATAACGGTAAAGTCTTCTACTATGAATTTGGTAAGAAGATTTTTGATAAGATCATGGATCTTATGCAACCACAATTTCCGGGCGAAGAACCCATCAATCCATTCGACTTTTGGAATGGTGCAGACTTCGAACTGAAGATCCGTAACGTTGCCGGTTATCGTAACTACGATAAGTCGGAGTTCAAATCTACTTCTGCATTGTTCGATGCGGATGAGACTAAACTCGAAGCAACGTACAATCAACAGTACGATCTGAATGAGTTCATCGATCCTGCAAACTTTAAGTCATACACTGATCTGGAAGCACGTCTTGGTCTAGTACTAGGTACTGCGGTAGGATCTAATGTGACTGCGAAGAATGAGTCTTTGACTCAGACTGCAGAGTCAAGTGTAGGTAAATCTGCACCTGAACCTGAAATTGTTGCCGCCCCTGAACCTTCAGTTGGAGCAACAGATGATGAAGAGGACACTCTGTCCTACTTCGCTAAAATGGCCCAAGAAGACTAAGGAGATACACTATGTTTAATTGGCTTAAGAAAATCTTTGCTCCTATCTCAGCAGAGGGTGACTTCGGGAAAACTATCTTTGATGAAGTTTCCGAACCAACCCACACTGCCGAGTCTCTAGGAAAACTCACCAAGGCACAACTTGAGAAGTTGGGTAGAGAGAACGGAGTAGAGTTGGATAAACGTAAGAAGAAAGCAACCCTGATTGAAGAGTTGCTAACTGTTCTTTAACCGAAAGATCCACCTAAACCCCAAGACCTGTCATTCGTATCTACGGTTGGCAGGTTTTGGTCTATTATGGCTGCAGTATTTGAATTGTTTGTAGTCGTACTTGTCTGATTTGGTGCACTCACCACAACATTCATTCCTGAAGAAGCTGACTGAGCATTCGTTCTAGACATCTGATCTAAGTCTTGACCCCTAGTGTTTTTTGCCGCCTCAAGTCGATCCATCTCTGCAAAGAACTCATCGTTGTCCTTCTGTAGTTTTGCCGCAATCATTGGATCCGCTTCAAAGACCTTCTGTCTTCTTGACTCTCCTGTTACCGGATCAATAAACTCTTCACCGTAAATATCCCTAGTACCTGCAATCGCAGTACTGGCGGGTCTATCCATAGAAGCGGGTCTTCTACGTTCGATGTATTCAAAACCATCTTCATCTACCCCACGAATTTCTTGTGGTTCTTCTGATCTGGATATTGGATTTTGTGTCTCAGTAGCAGGTACGTCTGCAACTACAGGTTCAGGTGGAGCAGGTGGTGGTTCATTTGCCCATTCATAAAGAGCGTCCGGTACTAGATTTGCTACAAGACTATCTGGGTCTGGTAACAGACCTACTAATAGACTTTTAATTTTTGCCCCTGCCATACTTGCAAAGTTACCCGCAATCTGAAGACCGTCTTTGATGGCACCTATTGGATCTTCGAAGAAACTTAACAATGCATTTGCCAATCTGGTCGGTAGTTCCTTTACGAACTGGATCAGACTATCAAACATGTCTGTGAAACTAAATGATCCTAGTGCTTCTTCTGCATCTGTTGCACCAAACAAACCTAACAATGAACCGACAGCAGACTTAGTTAAATCAAGAAGACTAGTTACTATCTTATAGGGTAGGGTGACCACAAACTCAAAAATAGAACCCAAGTCTACACCATCTTCGAAAGGTTTCATAATACTGTCAATGGCATTTCTGAAAGTGTATATGAACCCATCTGTCAATCGTGAAGTGAATTCCATAAAGGAGTCTGCGAAACTGAACGAGTCAAGTAAGTTAGCAAAGTTCTCAAACCCTAGTTTTTTGGCGACCCAAGAGATACCAGATTTGAGTAGATCAATCGGTACTAGAATAAGACCTTTAATAAGTCCTGCGATTGCACCGATTGCACCAGAAAGAATTTTATCGAATGCACCAACTCTGCCTTCCATATTGTCTCTTGCGCCCTTGAAGGAATCGATCAAACCCATTACTACAGTAAGAGGGAATGCAACGAATCGTCCAATCACTTTGAACGCACCAAAGAAAGATTTCATGGTCTTAGCAATTTTACTGGTGCTTTCACCAACACCACGTAAACCGTTTATGAAATTCTTGACTGGTTTGGTTATCTTTTCTAAGAGTCCGGTTAGCGCTCTGTTCTCACCGAACGTCATATATTTAACAACAGATCTCTGGAAGTTTACAATACCTTGTGTGAATCTGGAGAACGCCGCCCCGATTTGATTGAGTTTTAATTTACCAAAATCCTTAACAACGTTTGTAAGCATTCCTGCATACGAACGAACAGTTCTACTGAACTGTGTGATCTGAGTACCTATTCTAGCGAAACGAGTCTCAACGCTTTTGATGATATCTGCGAAACCACGGAAGTACTTGGTCAGATTCCCTAGAGTTTTGTAGGTGTTTCCTTTGAGGAATTGTGACGAACCACGTTTACCAAATACATCTGTAATTGCATCGACGAATCTAGTCACTGGTGCAAAGATGGCGGTAAGACGTGTACGGAAAGCTGCAGTGGCAAGTTTGAAGATATTTGAAACACCCTGAACTAGACCTACTGCAAATCCTGCAACTGCGGCACCAATTCCTGCAACAGTAGCAAGGATTCCACTGAGTCCGAAATCAACGTCAGTGTCATCTCGATTACTTCTTTCGGGTGGTTTTGGCCCTCCAGATCCTTGATCTTTTGCAGCGTCACGTCTTCGTTCTTCGGCATCAAGTTTATCGTCAGCTCTGCCCTGACGAAACTCATCAACAAGTTCCGCCATAAGTTTGACGGTAACCTCTGAGTTAGCTACTTGCTTACCTTGCTTCAGATAGTTTTCGTCATGGTACTGAGCATTCTCAAACCTTAACGCATCTATTGCCTGAAGTAACTTTTCGTTATCTGCCATTTCTTAATGTCCGTGTTTCATCTGTTCTTGTTTTATACGATCATTCTCTTCCTTCACCCAGTCAACTAACATAGCGACATAAATCTCCCTTTCCCACGGCATCATTGTTTCAATGTCTGCCAAACTATAATTGTGGTGTTGCATCAACGAAAAATTGGTCTTATAGTAATTGACCAAATTATCGTGAGAAAGGTTTATGATAAAAAATCGTTAATCCCTTTAAGTCTGGTTTTGTTTTCATGACCACAACTGTTACAGATATATTCAACGTCTTGGTTCAACGTTGGAATGTCCTGCAAGAACTGTGTCACATTCTTGAACTGATCCGCAGTCATCTGTTCGATGAATGACATGACTTCATCTTCCTTGACATCTTTGGTATCAATCCTTTCCTCTTCAGTCAAAATTGCAGAGATACACTTTGCAATCATGTTGAATCCTACTTCAGTGTCGTTCGCATTAGCGAGATCTAGACTGAGAACCTGTGCATACGAAGGGTATTTCATCTGAATACTAATACTGTCGGTCAACTGAATTGTGTTTTCAACGTCACCCACATCGATATTGATATCCTGTAATGAAACACCAACCTCTGTTCTCTTGTCGCATTCAGAACAAGGAAGAGTGATGGTTGCTGTCTCACCCACTGACTTAGATCGAATCTGTGTGAACAGATACTCAATGTCAAATGTGCAAAGATTCTTTACATCAATTTCCTCAGAGATACACGCTTCTAGTGTATCACAAATCGCCTGAAGCGATTGGTTCTGATCTCCTGTCTCAAACGCAATCATCAATACCTTTTCTTCTTTGACTAGGTATGGACGGAACGTCACCTTTTGCCCCGTAGACGGAATTGTCGTACTGTAATTCGGGGACTCGTTTAACTTGGGTAATGCCATAATGTGTTCTCCAATATATTAATAATTAAATTTAACCAAGTGCTCTGCCAATCAAACCGCCTACAGCGCCAGCAACGCCTCGACCAAAAGATTCACCTTCACTAGTAAATTCACCTGCTTTACTTTCAAAATCAGTGTAAGAGAGTTGGACGGTGAGTTCCATGTATCCTTCATCCGAACTACTCAACGCTTGTTCTTGTAACGAAGTCGGGTAACACTCAAAGAGTGTACACGTGTATGTTTGTTTCATAGGGAAAGATGCACCTAAGTCTATCTCACCCTGAGAAAGATCAATCGGCCCTAGATCAGGAAGTCTATTCTTGATAACACTAGGTACGTTGTCCATGAAACCCAGTTGTTTTTTAAACAAGGCAAGTCTCAGTCCTCTTTCTATTGTATGTATCTTCACGTCATATGTATAATCTTCGAAGTACCCTACAGTTTTCTCTGTTTGGTTATGTGCTTCGTTTTGCCATGCTTCGAAGTATTGACGTATCATGTGGTTATTTGCAACTAAGAAAGTCATCTGCATATCTGTGGTTGCAAAACCATTTGCAATTTTTCTTTGTGTCGTACCCACGGTAACTTCTTGCGACATTACCTGTCTGCCAGGCAATGATGTAGTCAGACACATGACATCCAGTTCACGAATGTCCATAGGGAACGACTCAAGTTGTGGTAGTTCTACCATGAACTGATTCTTCATTGCAAGACCACCCGACTGAGTAATCTGTGCCTTCAGTGTCTCTATACTAAAACTCATCCTATCATCTGCCTACTATCTGAGAATACTTTTGCACTAGAACGTTTACGGAACTGTGCGGTTGGTAAGAACACTGCAATCTCCCACTCTGGTGCAAGTACTTCTGCGAACTTACTTGTTACTTGAGCATTCAAATAGTGCTTAATACACGGTTTAAAGTATCTCAAGTTTGACGCTTTCTTTAGTGTACGATAAGTCAAACTGAACTTATCATTTTCACTCAACTTACTACCCTGAATATCCATCAAGTTAGAGAAGAATAAAAGACGCAACTTTGGAGGTAGGTAATGTAGATTCAATCCTAAGAATCCTCCCTCTGCCGGGCCAAGTACTATCACTAACGGAAACACATCATAGTATGGTAGTGTGTCTTTGTGTTTGGGATCATATCCGAACATGAACATCCCGCCAACGATCTGTTTAGATCTCGACTTGAGAGGATCTTCTTGCATCAACGCTTCACGATTGATGCTTCTCATATTCTGCGCTTTCTTCAAGAACCACTTACGTGATTCTTCGGTACGTGGAGTAATCCCCGAACGAAACGCTTGAATACTTAATCTGTTAAAGATGTCTGACATCTACTATCCCTTAAAAACTCTTCTTTTATTTATATGTTTATTTATAGTGTCCCCAGTACTTTTCCTGCAAGAAAAATTCTGGTTTCAAGAAATCGATCAATTTAGTGATAGGGTCATTGTCAAGGTCATACTCAAGGAACTTATCGTATCCAAGGAAATGTTTACGCACTGCCTTTTCGTGTTTTTCTCTGTCGTACTTGAACCAATCAATCATTTCTTGTTGATTGACTCCGTGAAAGTCCATGCAACGTTTTATGTACGCTCCCCCTTTATGGTTTTCTTTACTAAGTAACCATGCGTCCATATCCCTTGTTTGTAAAATAAAATAGGCATCTGGGTGTTGATTCTGTATTTCACGATACATCTTAACACCATCAATCCAGACATTTTCTCTGTGCCAGAACATGTCACTATAGACGTGTGCTTTGTCCATACCGTGCATGACGGGTCTAAATTCATCCAGATTGTTCTGCATCTGTTGTGCAAGTATAATGGACTGACCTGTCATTGTGTCCATACAACTGTAATGGAATGATTTGTATCCTGAGTCTCTAAATAGATTCGAAAACGATTTTGTCGCAATGCGATTCATACCGATAAAAAATACTCTATTCACTTTTTCTTAGGTTTCCTGTAGGGTTTCATCTTCTTCAATGGTTTGAAGGGTTTCTTACCCATGGGTTTGGGTAGTAGTCCCATCTTACGTAATTCATTCTCTGTCCAGATTTCGAAGTGCCAACCACGGTCTTTACAGAATTCTTTTGCCGCATTCCATTTAGATACGTTCTTTATATATGTCAATCCTTCATTAAGTACTCTCTGACGAGCAACACCCCTACCTGATTTGGGTGGTAATGTCTCTTTTGCAGGTTTGACTTCGACCAATACCGTGCGACCATCTTTGAACCGTACTAAAAAATCTACAAAATATCTGTGCATTCTCTTGTCTGTTTCGCATAAGTATGGTATAATAACCTCTTCACTAGACCACTCCACTATTTGCGGAGAAGTGTCTGCCCAGATCATGACCTTCTGTTCCCACCCTGAACGGTAGACAACATTATCTGCATCCCCTCTATATTTCTGGGGATTTTTAATTTTGTATATTCCCTTGTACGTTTTCATATAAATAGTTTCAGGTATTTTATACATCTATTTATTGGAACTCTAACATGGCAGATATACTGGGACAGTCATCAAACACCGATCCTAACACAAACGCTAATGGCGGCAGAAGATTTCATTATCCTTTTGAAAACGAGGATGACTACAAAGCACGAGTGATTTTCTCTTTAGTAGAAACTAAAGCTACTGGAGAGTTGGCGGGAGATGCGTTCAAGGAAAAAATCTCTAGAGCGGAAGCAGACATTAGGGAATTGGAAAAACAGTACCAAGAAATTCAGGCAGAAGCAGCGAACGAAGATCAAAGTGAAACTCAGTTCAAAGAACAACTCGCTGATATTCGAAACCAAATCAGAACTCTACAAGGAAATATCGATACTTGGAGGGGTCAACAATCAGCTTCTACTCAAGGTGGAACTGTTGATATATCTAATGATTCAGTCGAACTCTATCTACCTGCGGGTCTAGCATTCCGTGATAACGTAACCTACGAGAACTTTGACCTTGGTGCCACTGGTGCCATGATGGAAGGTGGAATGGGATTTGCGGAGTCTATGACAAAAGGGGTTGGATCTTTTGTAAGTGGATTGACAGGAGGATCGGGTGCAGACGTTGCGAAACTTGCAGGTATTCAACTTGCATCTAAATTTGGTACGTTTGCCGCAGAGTCACAAGCAGCACAGAAACTTGCAGGTGGTGTTACTCTGAACCCTAACTCACGTGTTCTATTCAAGCAACCAAACATTCGTGAGTTTGCATTTGCATTTAAGTTTCTTGCACGGTCACAACGAGAGGCAAATGAAGTCAAGAACATTATCAAGTTTCTCAGAACCGAACTGTATCCTGCTAACATTGGGGTATCGGTAGGTGATACTGAGATCTCTCTTGGTTATCGTTTTCCTAACAAGTTTAAAATTGAGTTTGAATACGATGGTAATCCTATGCCGGGACTAATGCAAATTCAAGACTGTTATCTGAGAGACGTTTCTACTACGTACAACGCTAGTTCAATGGCAATGCACTCAGACGGTCACTTCTTGGAAGTAGACATGACTCTTAATTTCCAAGAGACAAGAGCACTCACTCGTGAAAAAATTGAGGAAGGATTTTAATGGCATACTTCAGTAACTTTAAACCTGTACTTTATAAGTTTGGAAACGAGAACTCGTACTCACTGTTTACCAACATAACTCAATATGTTGACTTGATCGATGAGATCAAGGATAGGGATCTTTTTTTAGAAGACTATACTATCCCAGTAAATGAGAGACCTGATCAGACCTCTTTTAAAATTTACGGAACTACCGATTACTACTGGACATTCTTCTTAGTAAACGATCACATACGTGAGAACGGATGGCCACTAACAGTAAATGAAGTCCACGGTGCTGCTCAGAAAAGATATCCTCATCGTATGGTCACAGTACAACTGCAACAACCGGACGTGGTTGATTACTACGATGATGACAACAAACCCATCTTTAGAACTAAAATTGTCGGACAAGATCCTGATCAGTTTGAAGTCGGGTCAATAGTTACAGGTAACCAAACAACTACCAGAGGACGTATTATTAAACGTGATCTTGCACTTGGTACTTTTGTTATCGATACAGAGAACGTTGTTACTGAATCTGTAGTTCAAGATCAAGTGGTCACACCAAATTCTAATGGTATTGTTGAATTGGAAAGAACAGACGTACAAGAGGCAGAGACTTTTGCAAGTCCTTTATTGTGGTCTTTATTGCAAGACGATATTCTGGTTACTACATTCAGAGTGACTATCGATCCATTTGGAAGAAAGGCTACGGTTAGTGATATTCCTTTCAATCCTACCTCTACATATAAGTTGACGTATTACTTAAACACTAAGAACCTCACGGACGGTACTTTTGTAACAGGGGAAGAACTCTCATACCTCAACCCTGCAGGAACAGAAACGTCAATGATTGTGTACGGAGAGATGCCACAATATCTTGGCACTCATCACTACGAAGATGCGGATGGTAATTGGATCGACATTAATCCTTTGGGTCAAACGAAACCGGCGGGTGCGATTGAAATCACTATGAAGGATTATCTGACTCAAAAGAATGAGGAGTTGAGACAGATCAAGTTGATTAAACCTAATTCAATTAAAGGTATCGCTAATAGATTTGCTGAATTGATGAGACAGTAATGGAAAGACAGCAACAGTTTAAATACAAAGAGGCGAGTATAACTTCCTCTAGATTGACTGACTTCTTTATTGATATCAGATCAATGATTGTAGAACTAGTGTTCTTTGAAGCACTAGACAAACCTTATATAACTGGACAAATCGCAGTATCGGATGACAAGGCGGTCTTTGATGGGTTGTCTTTTTCCGGTACAGAGAAGTTGAAGATCTCAATGATGACCGAACTGTCGGATACAGAATCCGAAGAAACAGTTATGGACAGAGAGTTTATATTAACAGGTATAGACACTGCTCTCAAGTCCTCTAACTCCGGACAATCGTCTATCTATGTATTGTCCTTTATGGACGAACACGCAGTAGTCAGTAAGAGTAAACTTGTATCAAGAGCGATTAAAGACGATCTAAAAATTGAGATATTGAAGTTGGTTGGTAACGAGTGTGGTAAGGATATTGATCTATCGTATATAGATGAGACACCCCCACCAAACGAAACACCCGCTACTCCAATTGTAAAAACAAATTTCAAGGGTATCATTCCATACATGCATCCACTTGAAGCTGCTCAGTGGTTGGTAGAAAAATCTACAACACAGTTAGGTATGCCTGTATTTTTATATGCGTCGATTCACGATGAGAGACTAAGACTGGGTACGCTCGAAAAGATGTTGCAACAGAAAGCATGGAACGCAGACATTCCGTTTATTTTCTCACCATCGAATACGCAGAAACAAGAAGAGAGTCCAGATCCTACACTGCAGTACTTCCAAGTACAAGCAATGAAGACCTCTAAAATACAGAACACCATGAAACAAATGATATCGGGTGGTCTGGGTGCTAGATACACAGTCACCGATCTTTCGAATGGAAGAACTACTTCCCAACACTACAGTTTCTATAGATCTCTGGGTAAGGCAGATGAAGCAGGTGTGATTGACATCACCAAACAAAACGTGTACAATGATCTGTACAAGACCCCTGATATAAGCTTGAAATTGTCAAGTGGTTCTACAGTGAACATAGAAGGGGACTACCTGCATAACCTAGATTCACAAACATATCATAGAGTAGTTTCACGTGGAGTATACGGTGACAAGAAAAGTCTACACGATGAGGTAAACAGTGGCAACTACTTGAAACAGATTGAAGCAGCGGCATACCGAAACGCTATGTTTAAAAACATGATTGACGTAACTGTGCCGGGGCCGGGATTCATTAGATCTGGAGGATCAGTTGGTGACAGAATTAGAATCAATGTTCTGAGTGATGATAATGATCCAGACTCACCTTCACAACTTGATACATTCCGTAGTGGAGATTTTATTGTTTACAATACAAGACATACCTTTAAAGACACTCGACACGATGTTGCGATGACAGTCTTTAAGTTAGAGAAAGGCCCAAACGATGATTGATTATTACGGTGACAAAATGCGTTGGTTTATTGCTGACGTGATTGATGCATCTCCTCCGTATGGATATGAGGGTCGTGTACGTGTGCGTATACACGGGATACACAATCCATCTACCAGAGAAGTAAAACAGAATGACCTACCTTGGGCACAAGTAGTATTGCCATCGACTGAAGGTGGAGTATCTGGATTGGGTACATCACCAAGACTAGAAGCAGGTGCATTGGTGTTTGGATTCTTTATGGATGGTAAAGAGTCTCAAGTTCCTTTAGTCCTTGGGTCTCTTCCTCGAACAGAGTATCCTAGTGCGGTACAACAGAGTCTTGCTTTCCAAGATCTGCTTGAAAGAGTTAACCCTGATATCGATTTTTACAACCTATCGATTGCTGCTCTTGACAGAGATGATCCTGCAATTGATGACCTCGAACCAAATCTTGGTGATCGAGATGCAAGACTGGCGGCATCTGTCAAGTTCTTTATGTCTAATAACTACACTCTAAAACAAGCATGTGCTATTGTTGGTGTAATCAATCAGTTGAACTTCGGATTTACACTAGGCGAAGATCTTGTGAAAGGTACTGGATTGATGATGTGGAATAATGAAAGACTCGCTAGACTCAAGGCGTTTACTGGAGAATGGATAAGATTCACTAGTCAATTGTCGTTCATTCTATATGAACTAAATACTACACACATTGAAGCAAACAGTAGAATTTTAAATTGCGATGTTATTGATAAGAGTAAACCCAAGAATCTTCCTGATATTCTCAGTCGTTATTACGCACCTCACAAAGAAGACTTCGCTGGATCAATACAAATGGTATACAATGATTTCAAAAATTCGGATGGTAGGTAATGTCTAAATCTATTGATACAATTAATCAGGCACTAGCAGCAAAGGCAAAAACGTCTGAACAATCTCTTAATGAAATTCAGAAAAAAATTAAGAAGGCACAGGACGTTAAAACTGCTAAAAACGTAACTGCTCTTGGTATCAAGGTTGGCACTAGTCTTAAAGGTATACAAAGTCTAGACCAAATGACAACCACGGGTGGTAAATCCACAGCAGGACAGTTGGTCAAAGTAACAAACCAATCCGATTTTGTTCCTAGTTTTGATCTAGTTAGTGTAGAACATACTGGTAGAATGAATGCTCCTGATTCTGACGGTAGTGGTAATTATGATCCTGTAGACTCAGATGGTACTGCGAATACGTCACAACCAGAACCCGCATCTAAAGATCCTAAATCAGGTCTTGTACTGGGCGTAGACATTACTGGAGTAAATCCTCCCGAAGAAGCGATTGATATAGTCGCATTGGGTGGTGCGGCAGTAGATCAATTAACTACTGCTATCGGTACATCAACAGATAGAAAGGTAGAGTTGATAGAATCTATTGCAAGTGTCGCTACAGAAACTTCTGCACAGCCAGGCGGTGTACCTGACATATTTTTAAAACAAGTTCGTGCAATGAAGGATAAAATTAAATATCCGTTTGCAGATGAAATGACACTAGATTACTTTGCTAAGTCTAAACTTTATAATAGTCATGGCACTCAAGTGCACGGAATGAGGATTAAAAAATCTGAAGGATTTATTAATAGTGTATTGTTACATATAATTCCTCAACGCAAATTGGACAAAAAAGTTGCTGGAAACATGCAGGTGTGGAATAACATGCCTGGATTACGCACCCCTGAAGGTCAATACTTTAGATGTTGGGTATCTGAGTTTCCGGGCAGTGATCCCGTAATGGGGTTTAAATTTAAAGGAGAGGGCGCTCCCGACCCATCTCCTTTAGAATGGTTTAATAGAGATCCTAACCCATATGGATGGGCATGGACTCATGACGATGAGATTTTTACAAGAACTGTAGAAGAAGGCAGTATTTTCACTCAAGAACAGATAGATGCCGGTGTTCCGCAAAGACAATTAAAAGAGGGAACAGGTCGAATTTGGTGCATACCTCAAGACATGGGAAATCTTTATATAAACTTCGCTATTACTGGGCCTCCTTGGGCAGGGTTTAGTTATGACTTCAATGGTGATGGGGAGATCACAGATGATGAGGTAATCGTTGACTTTACTCATGGTTGGTCTAATCGGTTGGGCAATACTTTTAAAGGTTATTTACCAACCCTCATTGATACACCAGACGAAACAGGTCTTGACTCTGCGAAGACAGATCTACTGACCAGTATTACTGCAGTATCAGAATATGCAAGTACTGACGCATCTGCTCTTGCCGAAACTGTCGGTAACGCAACAAGTATAGGTACGGATACTGCCATTGGTGCGGCTGTAGGTGCATTGATTGGAGGGACTGGTAATTTAGCAGGTGGTCTTGGTAACCTTGTTGACGATCTAATAGGTGATGTTGGTGATTTTGTCGGTGGTCTCCTACCTGATATTGACACAGGATTTGGTGCTGCACAAGATCTATTCGAAGATCTGACGGGAAGCGTAGGTAATCTGTTGAACGATATTCTACCAAACTTTGGTATAGCAGGAGATGTCGTTGAAGGTGTTATTAAAGATATTCTAGAAGGTGGTGATGCTAACCTAGCCAAAGCAGCAAAGGCTATTCTTGGTGCAGATCCAAACTTATCACCTGAAATGCGTGAAGCGATTCAAGAAGTAGACCTAGACAATGTAGATAATATCGCAGATTTGTCTGCACAGATAGATCAAAAAGCAAGAGAGAAAGGTGTTCCTGCTGCCGAAAGAGAAGCAGTATCAGGTACTATAACCCAAGTAGAAAGTGCACTGGACAAAGTGGATACTACTATCTCCGGATCAATTGCCGCAGAGGTAGGAGATTTCTATACGGAAGATACAGATCTTGCAGAACTGGTCAACAGGTATATTGGTGCTGCGACAGAATCATTTACTTACGTAGACTCTAAAGAAGAACTTGGACTTGAGTTCAGTCAAATCACCAGAAAAATTTCTGAAGTAATTATCCATGCATCCGATACCTACACAAATGCAAATATAGGTTCAGAGGAAATTCACCTCAGACACAACGATGCAGGACATGATGGATTACAGTATCACTTCGTGATCAGACGTGATGGTAGACTGCAGAGAGGAAAACCAATAGACGATTTTAGTGATGCAAGTAAAATCAATGGACATGAACAAAATTGTATTGATGTGTGTCTAGTCGGTGGTATCAATGTTCCTACTGAAGCAGATGCACCAAGTCTAAATCTGTCTGCATCATCTTACACACAAGCACAGATGAAAACTCTAGAGGCATTACTTGAAGCATTTTATCAGAAAGTGCCTGGCGGTCAAGTGTTGGGTCACAATGATATTGATCCTGAATCTCCTGATCCTTATTTTGATGTAGGGTCTTATGTAGAGAATCTGTTTGGTAAAAAATCAATATATGAAAATCTTTTAGTGGACGCATCTGTATCACTAGCGGACTTAGTTAAGAAGAAACCAGTATGACAACGACGATTAAAAAGACAAAGATAGGTGACAACGAAGCGATAGAAAACACCGAAGGTGCACCTATTGATGGGTTTCAAGATCCTACTGGTGAGTATCCCAAGAGAGAATACTACTATGGATCTTCTATTAATAGATCCGCTCGTGGTCTCAAGGTAGAGAACCTTTATCTTGGTGGTGGTGTTGAAAACTTAGATCTGAATCTAGAAGATCAAGAACCGTCTCGTTTTCCATTCAACCAAGTAAAAGAGACTTCATCCGGTCACGTCATCTCATATGATGATACGCCTGGCGGTGAACGTATTCTCATCAAACATCGTAAGGGTGCGGGAGTAGAAGTCCGTGCTGATGGTTCTGTAGTTATATCCGCTCTGAAGAACAGAGTAGAAGTCACTGGTGGAGATCAAACCATTATTATTGAAGGTAATGGTAAGATGCACTATCAGGGAGATCTAAACCTAGATGTTCAAGGTGACTATAATGTTAACGTTGGGGGTGACTACAACCTAAACATACAGGGTAATTCGTTCAACAGTATACGCAAGAATATAGAGACTGTTGTTGGTGCAAATACTCAATATGAAACCAAGGGTACTGCAACAAACAAAACGCTTGAGCATAAGGTTGATGTTGTACTGGGTAATAATGACCACATTATTAAAGGATATAATAAGGTCAACGTTGGTGCTCAGATGGAGTTTTTTACCGGAAACTATTTCCAAGTCTCTTCTGAGGAAAACTTCTCTGTGTCTTCATTACAGGCAAACATTCAAGCAACCGAAATATCTGTTGTTGGTATGAAAGGATTAATTGGTGGAGAACAAGTAGAGTTCACAGGGCCGGTGTACATGGGGCCACTAGGAGACCTTCCGTTCTATTCTGGTGCTGCATTCTATGGGTCATTCCATGGACAGTCAACCGAAGCGATTCGTTCCTACAGTGCAAACCATGCAGAGTACTCAGACTGGGCAAACGAAGCAGGTGCTGCAAAGACTGCAGACAAAGCAAACTCTACGCCTGGCGGACAACCTAACCCAAGTCCAATCGAAGCACAGAACGGATTTATATCTGCAATTGAAGAGCAGGAAACCATTGCACCATTAAAGGTTGTACCAAGAACCGATGCGGTTGCTAGTTTGTTGATGACTGGATACCACTCTATCAAACCGATTGTTATTGACGAAGAAGATGATATGCGTAACACACTCTTGTTGCGTGATGACTATGGTGGTCTGTATGAGAAACATCCGACTATCAATGAGATTAGATCTACCATGAGAGATGAGACAAACCGTGAACACATGAATGATTATGAAGTTAAAGTTATCGATCAGTTAGTTGCTGACGGTAAACTCGCTGCTGATTGGAAGAGTACTAACCCGCCCAAAATAGGACGTGTTTCGAAGGGTGGAGAGATTAGTCCAAAGTATGGATATAATGCTCTGGGTAATTCAGTGAACAATAGAGGTAAGAGATTTAGATGATTATAGCACCCGACCAAAAATTCAATCCAGATTTTCAGGACAAAATTACTGGGGGCACTAAACTTGCACCCGGCGTTACTCTATCCAAGTTCTTTGGAGGATCAGGCAATCCCTGCAGTATCTCTTCGATTGAAAAATATAGGTTGAACGAGAACGACGAATTAAAACAACTCGCACGTAACCTATATCTCCATGCAGAGTTGTTTAGATCCATTAACGGTAAAACTGATCAATTCAAAGATATACGATTGGTTATTGTTGAAGGAGTATACCGTGGTGGCCCTCAAGAAGGGTTTGGAGATAACGAAAAAGAGATTCAGGGTGATAATATACTCAAACAAGAAGGCAGAATTGTAGTCTATAAAGTAATAGACGAATTCGGTAAAGTTGATTTGGAAAGAACATTCGACGTTGCGGAATACTGGAAAGACTACATGAACTATGAACTGCTTTCACTTGAGTATGATAAGTGGGATCCTAGTGGTGTAATTAATGGACAAATAGCAGTCACTATGCCGAGAGTTACGGAAAGTTATGACGTAGATTTCGCAATGGGTGTACAGACCTTTTACAATGGTCAGTTGTTTAGTGCAAATGAACTGGTAGAAGTTCTAGAAAATTAGTATAAATAGAATTGTATAATTACAGGAACCCATAATGGCACGTGCGTTTTCAATAGAAGATGGTGGTACACAAAAGACCACAACGGTCAAGACCACCAAGAACCGTGAGTACATAGATCTCGATCTTTCGTTTGCTAAGAAAGGATCTGGTGACGTGTATAAGAAAACGTCTCTTGCGGCAATCAAACAATCGATTAAGTTATTGTTGATGACTAACCGCACAGAGAAGATTTTTTCTCCGTACCATGGTGCGAACCTTCAACAGTATTTGTTTGAATTAGGTGATCGGAGAACAATATCTGATATTAAGTATGCAATCACACAAAACATTAAAACGTTCGAACCAAGGGTTGACCCAAAGACTTTAAAAGTACTTCCAGTTTTTGATGAAGGCAACAATACCTTGGAAGTAACAATTATATTCAATGTAGTAAACTCTAATGAATCAGTAGAATTTACCACACAATTAAATAGGTTACGATAATGGCACAAACCACAACTATTAGTTCATCTGCTCTAGATTTTACTTCTATAAAAAATAATTTAAAGACGTATCTTGAACAACAGAAAGAGTTTGCGGATTATGATTTTGAGGCATCTGGTCTGTCTAACCTGTTAGATGTACTTGCGTATAATACGCACATCAACGGTCTTACTGCAAACTTTGCTCTGAACGAGTCGTTCTTGAATACCGCACAACTTAGAAGTTCTGTAGTATCTCATGCAGAAACTCTTGGGTATATTCCCGGCAGTAAAACTGCATCTCAAGCAAGAATTAATATGTCATTTAACTTGGGAGAGAATACTCCTAATGTCCCAGAGAAATTACAGATTTCTTCTGGATACAAGTTTACTGCTGCAGTGGATGATGCATCGTATACCTTCCAGACACAAGAATTAATCGAAGCACTGAACGATGGTAACAACTTCTTCGAATTCAAGACTCTGAATGGTGACAGAAACATTCCTATCTATGAGGGTATTGCTCGTACTAAGACATTCTTTGCGGGTGGTACTGGTGAAAACATGTTGTATATTATTCCAGACGAAAACATGGATAAATCAACTGCTGTCATCAAGGTGTTTGAAAGTGCGACATCTGCCGACTTTACTACTTACACAAATCTAGAGACTGCAACTCAGATCACTGCTACTACACCTGCATACATTTTGAAAGAGGCACCTAACGGATTCTTCGAACTAACATTCGGTAACGGATCTACACTTGGTGCAGTACCCAAAGCAGGTTCTAAAATTACTGTAGAATATCTGGCAGTGGATGGTGCTAACGCAAACGGTGCAAGAATTTTTGAACCTATAAATACTGTAGAGGTAACTGAACCTCCTAGTGGTGTTGGACTAGAAAGACTACCTATCGTATCAACCAATTCTAAGTCTGTAGGTGGTGCAGACAAAGAGAAACTAGACTCTATTAGAAAGAATGCACCATTCCGATATGCAACTCAAAACCGTATGGTGACACACGTTGACTATGCGAATCTTATTTTGAGAACGTATGGCCCATTGATCAAAGATATTATTGCATGGGGTGGAGAAGACAATCTAGAACCAGAGTATGGTACTGCATTCTTATCGATTGAATTCAAACCAGACTTGACTCAAACGATTATTAATCAAACCAAAGACAACATTCGTGTACTCGTTGATCAAATGTCAATCGCTTCTTTTGGATTGAAGTTTACAGATCCAATTAAGACTTTTATTGAGGCAAATGTATTCTTCCAGTATAACCCAGACTATACTAACCTGTCAATTAATGCGTTGCAAGAAAAAGTACGTAACACTATGACAAATTACTTTGTTACAAACACAGGTAAGTTTGGTCAATCATTCCGTCGATCTCAGATATTGGCAGATGTGGATGAAGTCAGTAATGCGATTCTTTCTTCTCGTGCAGATATCAAGATGCAACAAAGATTTTTACCTTCTGCCGGAATAGAGCAGGACTTTAAATTTAGTTTCCCTGTACCTATCGCCACACCGGACGATAAGAATCAGATCATTGAAAGTTCTACATTCAAGTTCAGAGGTAAGAACTGTAAGATCAGAAATGAGTTGGTACAACCGACTGCGACTGCAAGTGTTTCTTCTAACCGAATAGAATACGATATCTACGGAAGACCGATTGTCATTCAGGATATTATTACCACAACAACTGCAACTGGGTTGGTCACTGCAACATCTACTGCTTCTGTAAATGGTACAGTTAGTGTTTCTGCGGTAAGTGGATTAACTGCCGGTACTAAACTGCAGGTTGTTGATATAGCTACAGGTGAAAAATTAAAAGATAATGTGGGGTCTTATATTGCCTCTACAGGAAGGGTCAATCTAGTAGGATTTCAGGCAGATGAAAGTAAGGTGATTAAACTTTCGTGTGTTCCTGCGAACGCAAGTGCAATTGTTCCAGAACGTGAATACATATTGCAATATGATAATACTCGACTGAGTGCAAAAGGACTTCGTACAACGAGCAGTAACTAATGACTAATACTACTCTTGACAAAACGTTAAAGGATACTATTCGTAGAGACCTCAATTTAAGAGAACAACAAATTGACTCTCTCTTACCTGCTGTCGTTCTGCAGGAATATCCTAAGTTCGTATCCTTCTTAAAAAAGTATTTCGAACTTCAGGAGCAGGACGGATCGTTAAATAGATTCCTTAATAATGTTTTCGAAACAAGAGACGTAAGTCAAACAGATCTAGACCTCTTACAATACTTTGAGGATGACTATCTACTAGGACAGAATTATTTCGAAGGATTTGATGATAAGAGAACTGCAGTAAAATACTCCAGTTATCTCTACAGAACTAAGGGTACACGATATAGTATTCGTCAGTTCTTCAAGACCTTCTTCGGTATTGAACCAGATGTGGTTTATACGAAACAATATATATTTAAGTTAAACGAATCTAGGGTTGGTGCGGAATCTGCTCGATATTTGACAGACAACAAACTGTACCAGACCTATGCAATTCAGATTCGTTCTGAATTATCGGTTGCACAATGGAGGGATGCATATAAGTTGATGGTTCACCCTGCGGGGATGTACCTTGGTGGATTAACGCAGATCGTTGGTACTGGATCATTTGAAGAGTTACAGTTCGATCCAGGCGAAGCAATCAAACCACCAATCGTATTGGAAGGTACTGCAGACTTCGATGAAAGGGGACACGCACAACACACTGCATTGTTTGATATTAATAATCCAACAGACCCAACCGGAGATCGTATACAGTTCAGAATGATTATGGGATCTGGACGTGGTGGTAGAACCCCGTCAACAGACTACCCAACATTTACTGGTAACGATCTTAATGACGTAGGTGATCTAACTGTTGTTCAGTTGGATAAACTATACTCTAGCATGGCAGAGTTCTTGTCACCCAACTCACCAACGTTGGATGATGATTCAGATGGAACAAGCATCTTGACTGGTAGTACTCCTATCGGAGAAGATTCCGATGTATGGAATGCACGTGTAGGTATGACCGGATTCGATATCTCTAGTACGGAAACAATAGACCAAGAGAGATTTGATTGGGATCCAAGAGTAAGTCGTATCGATTCTGATAATTTGACGTTTGGATTAACTCCAGTGGGAGATTCTGACTCAGAATTGTCACTAAGAAACGTAATTGATGGCGATTACTAGTATAAATAGACAGTATAACCTTTAGGTAAAAGAGAATGACTAAACAGGTATTAAACAGAGGAACAATTGCTAACGATGGTACGGGTGATACACTCCGTACTGCGTCATTGAAAATCCAACAGAACTTTGATGAGATCTACACTAAATTAGGTGATGGTCAAGCATTGATGACACTTATGGATTTCGATTCAGACGCTATTGTTTTTGAAGGAAGAACTGCAAACAACTTCCAGATTAGACTACGTTCCGACGATCCTACTGCAGACCGTGAAGTTCGCATTCCGAACTATAGCGGTGCCTTGGTCATGGACTCTGCAACTCAAACGCTGTCTAATAAGACTATATTGAGTCCTACGATTACTACACCCAGTATCAACGACACTAGTTCGAATCATCAATACATCGTTGCGGTCAATGATTTAGCGGCAGACAGAACAATTACACTACCTCTATTGACAGGTAATGACACAGTAGTTTTCAACGATCACACTGCAACGTTAACGAACAAGACATTGCAGAATCCGACTATCAACTCTCCAATTATCGGAAGAGATATTCTTGATAGTGCGGGTAACGAATTAATACAGTTCCAAGATTCTGCATCCGCAGTTAACTACGTAAGAATTAAGAACGCAACGAGTGGTAACCCAGTATACATACAAGCTGCCGGACAATCTACTTCTTCTCTATCTTTGAGAGGATCTGGTAACGGTGGTGTTAAAATTGATTCCCGATTAGTCTTGTCAACTCAAGGACTAAATAGTGGTGGTACGACCAGTTCAAATCAACCGATCACATTATTCAATAATGCTTCGGCTGGTGCAGTTACTCTTTCAGACGGTACAACCAGTCAGAACGGTGAGATTAAATATCTGGTGAATAAAGGTGCTGGTACTCAGACAATCAGTGAAGATGGTAACAACCTTGCCGCATATGCAAGTATTACCATGCCTCAGAACTCTGCGGTAACTCTCGCTTGGTTTGCTGATCAGTGGATAGTAATAAGCAATATCGGCGCAACATTAAATACTTAGGATAGATAGATGCCAGTAATTACAGACAAATTTAAAAAACAAGTCCTAGATGATCTCTTTGATGATTTTAGAGACTCTGATAATGTGAGATACTACGCTGCTATTGGTAGATCAGAAGACTGGAACGATTCAGACGTTGCTACTGTACCTACAAATAGTTTTGCGGATGTGCGTACTGCAAGAAACTCTATGCAGTCTGTTAAATTGATTGAGGATTTGTCTTACGTTATCCCTCGTAGAACTTGGGTCGCTAACCTTATTTACTCTGCTTTTGATGACAACGATGTAGGATTCCCAGAGAACCCATTCTATGTCATCAACTCTAACAACGAAGTTTACATATGTTTACAACAGGGTAAGAGACAGGACGGTAGTTCACAGTTGTCAACTGTGTCGCCTACAGGTAACACGACAGGTGCTCCTTTTACCTTATCCGATGGTTACACTTGGAAGTTCCTTTACTCTATTGGTGCACTTCGTGCAGATAAATTCTTGTCCTCACAGTATCAACCAGTACAGTATGTTGCGTCAACTGACTCAGATTCTCCTGCAGAAGAACTGCAACAAGAGATCGTACAGAATAATGCGGTACGTGGACAGATTCTAAGTTATCGTATTACGAACGGTGGATCGGGTTATACGTCTACACCTACAGTAACAGTTGTAGGTGATGGTACAGGTGCACAAGCATATGCAGTACGTGCAGGTGAAAGTATCGTAGATATTAGAGTAAAAGAAGACTCTGCAGGAAACTCAGGAAATTCATACTACGGATCAGAATACAACTACGCAAATATAGTTATCACTGGTGGTGGCGGTGACTCTGCCACTGGACGTGCAATCCTAACACCTAACCCCAAAGGATTGGGATCAAATCCAGTTATTGATTTGAAAGCAAGTGGTGTTATGTTCAACTCGAAACCAGACGGTAAAGAGAATGATGACTTCATTACAGGTGACGAAATTTTCCGTCAAGTATTGTTACTCCGTAACCCAAGAACAGACAGTGCCGAAGGTACTTTACTTACTTCAGCATCCGCACATGGACTAAAACAAATTGTACATGATGGATCAGGGTTTGTCAAGGCAACCGTTCAGAAATCAACGATTGAAGGTCAGACCTCTGGTGCAAAAGCAATCATCGATGATACTAATGATTCAGATAGGATCTGGTATCACCAGAACCAAACTACTGGATTCATTCCTTTCGATCCGTCCGAAGAAATTCAGGTTGTAGGAAATTCTGGTATCAACGGTAACATTACTAGTCTTGTCGGTGCAGAGTTTAACCCATACACTGGGGACATGCTATATATTGATAACAGATCTGCGGTGACTCGATCAAATGATCAGACCGAAGACTTGAAAATAGTAATTACTATCTAGGATTATAAGAAATGCCAAATACGTTTACTGAACAAACTTTTAGATCGACCTACAAGGACGATTTTAAAGATAGTGATAATTACTCTCGCATTCTATTTAATGCGGGTCGTGCACTACAGGCACGTGAACTTACACAGATGCAAACGATCATCCAAAAGGAGATCTCAAGATTTGCTGACAACATCTTCCAGAAGGACGGTGTTCCTGTATCTGCGGGTGGGGTTTCTGTAAACAACTCATATGCATTCGTAAAAATTTCAGCAGATCAGAATAACTCTTTCAGTGATCCTACTGCACTAGTAGGTGTCAACTTAACTGGTTCCTCTTCCTCTATTAAAGTTAAGGTATTGGAAGCAGTACCCGCAACTGATGGTGGAGATCCTGACACACTTTATGTTCAGTATTTGGACAACCCGTCCACGGTTGCTGTTAACACAAAGTTTAAAGTTACTGCTACAGTAACGCCTGGCGAAACTTTGTCTAATGGGTCAAACGTTAACTTTACGGTTCAATCAACCAACACTACTGCAAACCCTGCAGTTGGATTTGGTAGTACTATTTCTATTGGTGAATCTACCTTCTATGTAAAAGGTCACTTCGTATTCGTTCCGAAACAGACTATCTTCCTTGGTAAGTACAATGCATTTAGATCTGAGGACGTTGGTTTTAAACTTGTACAAGACATTGTTACTGTTAATGACACCGAAGCATTATACGATAACCAAAACGTAACACCTAACCGTTCTTCGCCTGGTGCTGACAGATATCGTATCCGATTAGTACTCATTAAGAAAACTGACTTTATTATCGGTGAGTCTTTTGTTTACTTCGCAACCGTACAGAACGGTAAAGTAATTCGACAAGTAACTTCTACAGATGGTTATAACGAAGTCAAGAAGTTTGTCAATACTCGTGTCAAAGAAATCAACGGTGACTTCATTAAGAAGTACTGGAAACTTAGATTCGAACCAAATGCAAACATCAATTCAAACTACTTGATGATGAAGATCGATCCCGGCACTGCCTATATCGACGGTCATCGAGCAGCTACGCTGCAGACGCAAAGTATTCCTCTTAGAAAAGCGATTGATACGTTTGTCGATGAAGATGAACAAGTCGGTATCGACTACGGTAACTTCTATTTCTTTGACAGTGGTCAAGGGATGTTGGATATTGATACTGCAGAAAGAGTTCGACTCTACAGTGGATACAATGGTGCTGGATCACAGATTGCTGTAGGTAATATCCGTGCAATCACTGAAGGAAGAAATGGTGCACAGTACAGACTGTCTTCGGGATCACTGGCACAGTATCAAAGGAATATCCCTTACAAGGCACACCTATTTAATTTGAATAGAACCAACTTCAATTTTACAATTGAAGATGTAAGGTCTATCAAATCCGCAGCCAACAATGATTTAATCAACCTTGTTCCTACTACTGGTAATCAAGCGATTCTTCATGAACCAAGAAAGACAGCGTTGTTGTTTGATACTCCATTAGCGAGACCGAAAAGTTTCACGGACGTTTCCTATACTTTCATGAGAAAGGAAAACTTCACTACTGGTGTTGGAGCGACTACTTACACTTTAAATCTAACAGACGCAGGTGAATCTTTTGTAAACGAAAATGATATTATCATTGCGTCTAGTACACAATTCCCTGCTTCGGGTGCAAGTGCAGATATTCAAGCTGGTAACTCACAGATCATTTTCAGTGGTCTGACCGGAAACACTTCATACGAAGTAATCGTTTTTATCAATAAGACAAATGCAAGTATTAAGACTAAGACGTTGACAGAAGCGACTGTTACTGCTTCTCTAGAAGAAGTTGGTAATGGATTGCAAGTACTGAACCTTGGTAAATCAGATATTTACAGTATCGATAGAGTTCGTACTGTCGATTCTGACGGTGATGATATTTTCCCACACTTCAGTTTCGATGCCGGTGGCACGATGACTCACTACGATGACGGACGTTTGATCTGGTCTGGTGGTGGTCTTGATAGTGATGGTATTCCTATCTTTGTAAGATTCAAGTACTTCTCTCACTCTCCTACGGGTGAGTTCTTTGCGGTTAACTCTTACAGTGGTCAATTAGACTACCTGAAAATTCCTGCACAAGCACTACCCGATGGTGGTAAAGTATCTCTGAGAGATGCTCTAGACTTCCGTCCCTCTACAGATGGTTCTGGAGGTTTTACAACCGTACCTCCTCTTCCTGTACCTACAAATACAATAGAGGCAAAGGCAGAATACTATCTTCCTCGTGCAGACAAACTTGTAATTTCAAGAGACGGTGAATTACGTCTTCTTGAAGGTTCGCCTTCATTAAATCCGAAGTACCCAGAAGTACCAGAAGATTGTATGGATCTGTACAAAATTCGTTTGAATCCTAACACGCTTCATGCACGTGATCTGAAGACATCCCTTATTCCACGTAAGGGTTATACGATGGCAGACATCAACAAGTTGGAACAAAAACTAGACCGACTTGAAGAAATGACTACCCTGTCGTTACTAGAACTTAACACTAAGTTCTTGCAGGTTTTAGACTCTGCCGGTTTGGATAGAACTAAAGCAGGATTCTTTGTAGACAATTTCTCCAACCATGCTTATTCTCAAACCAAGATTAATGGTAAGAAAAACAACTCATACCGTGCTGCTATCGACAAGAGAGGAAAACTCTTACGTCCTAGATATCAAGAAAACAATATCAGATTGTGGTACGACTCTGACAATACGAAACAATTACGTACAGTCCTAAGAGACGATTTCGTAATGTTGGACTACAAGACAAAACCTTTCCAATCACAAGAACTTGCTTCAGGTACAGAAAACCTCGCACCGTTCTTTGTGCCTATGATTCATGGTGACTTAATCCTGAGTCCAGAAATTGATAAGTTCTACGATCATGAGATTGTAGGTGAGAAGATCTTAGGAACTAAAACTGAGTTTGATCTATCACAATCACTGAACTGGAATAATAGTGAAAACGAGTGGTATGGTGTTGACCCTTCTACTCTAGAAGTCGGTGATCAGGCACGTAGTTTTATTTCTGGTACGTCTACAACTCAAACTTATGATGCACAGGATCCTACATTACTTGGTTCTGAAACTGTTGTTGAAGAAGGTGAGTGGGTTGAGACTGGTCACACAACTGACGTTGAAGTTCTATCTACCGAAACCGTAGAAGTTAACCGTGACAGTGAATACAGAGAAGTTTCTCGTACTACCATCGATGCATGGTGGGATTATATGGATCTGTGGTACTCCGACTGGCACCGTGAATACTATAACGGTCAATGGTGGGGATGGAATGGTTATTACTATGGTTGGTATTACAGATATCTGATTGATGAAATTACTACCGAACAATGGGATACCGTAACTACAGAAACTCGTGATACAGTAAGAACTACAAATACGTCTACTTACGAACAGACAAAGACTATTACTACTAATAATCAGTATGAAGGTCTTGCAGAAATCATTACCACTACAACCACAGAAAGTACAGTAAACCGTATTTCTAGTGAGTCAACTATTCGTGACGTGGTGGGTGAAAAAGTCGTAGAGGTAAGTGCGATTCCGTTCATGAGACCTATTGAGATTATGTTCAAAGCGACTGGATTACGTCCGAACACTCAATACTTCCCATTCTTCGATAAGACGAATGTCTCCAACTTCTGTAGAGAAGAACCATTTATAACCATGACTTCTAAGGAAGCTGCTCGTGGCAGATCAGGAGAAGGCGATGATAACGGAACACAAAGATCAACTCAGGCTCACAGTGCGGGATATACTCAATTAATTGCTGACGCTGATGGTAAACTTGAAGGATCTTTCGAAGTTCCTAGTAACGTAGCAATGCGTTTCCACACTGGTAAACGTGAATTCTTACTCAATGATGTAAACTCTGCTGATATTGGTGGAGGAATGTCTTTCGCTAGAGCGATGTTCGAATCTACTGGTGTACTAGAACACAGAGAAGAAGAGATCTACATTACAAGAGTACTGAAGGTAGTTGGATCAACCACTAACGATGTCTCAAGAGATTCTGAAATTGAAAGAACTACTTGGACAGATTCGGTTGTTACGACAGAGGTTGCTGAAGATGTCAAATCAACTTCAACTACAAGTGTTATTACAACTGGTACTGAGACTACAGAAGAATTTATTGGTAGTGAAGTTAGCTACGAATACAGTTATCTGAATAGTATCCAACCAGTTGATCACACCGACACCGAGCAAGATGATACACCGCCAGGTGGTGGTGATCCGGACAATGGTGGTGGCGGTAACCAGAAAGGTTCTCAACAGTTCCAAGCAGAACTTGATCAATCTGTAGCAGATCAAGAAGTTCTTGCTTCGACGCATCCAACACCTCAGATAGCACAGGCAGAAAGAGGGGGGTATAGTTATGGTGGTCAAGACACTGCTATGATTCACCATGATCCTCTCGCTCAGACTTTCGCAGTAGAAAGAAAGTCTGGTATTACTATCACTTCGGTTGAAATCTACTTTGCGAGTAAGTCTTCTGAAGCTGGTGTTCGTTGCGAAATCAGACCTACAGTACAAGGTGTACCATCTGCAACAAAGGTCATTTGTAAGAAGACACTTACTCCTGCTCAAGTAAGTCTAGTACCTACTGGTGCTAACAACAAAACGATGTTGAAGAACAGTACTACATTTACTTTCGATGCACCTCAGTATTTGTCTAAGGGTGAGTATGCGATTGTATTGGTTCCTGAGAGAAACGACACTAACTATAATGTTTATGTCGCAACTGTTGGTGAACATGCAATTGGTTCTACTGAGTCGTTCATTACTCAACAACCTACTATGGGTGTGTTGTTTAAGTCGCAGAACAACAGGCATTGGGAACCTTCCAGTAACCAAGATCTGGCGTACAGAATTAACGTTGCACAGTTTAGAAGTTCTGGTAACGCTATCTTAGAGAATGTTAACATTCCTCCTGTACCGTTGCGAAGACATTCTTTACTTATGGACTCTGGCAGTAACCAAGTTCGTGTACTAATGCAAGGTCATGGTTTACGTACTGGAGATATCGCATGGATTCGTGGTATCGACTCTGCTGAAAACCTTGGAAACGGTCTAACTGGTAACCAAGTAATTGGTAAGAGAACAGTAGTAAGGCACGACAACTCTGGTTTCACCTACACTGCAGATGCAACCGCAACTAGCAGAAAATGGTTTGGTGGTAGTTCAGCTACCTCTCAACATAATATCAACTACGAACAATTAAGACCCGAAGTTGAGATTACGATACCAAGAGGAACTACTGCTACTACTTCGATTAAGACAACTACACAATCATCTCTAGCGGGTAGTGAGACTAGATTCGTCAAAGATGCTAAGTATCAAATCATTGAGAACAAGTCTAACTCAAATTTCAAGACTCCTCGTGCTATTTACAACAGAAGTACAGAGAATCTTGTTGCTGGGTTGAATGGTGAAAGATCTCTGACGATGCAGATCACCATGAAGACTGTTGATCCGTTTGTATCTCCTGTTATTGATATGCAGTCTGCACACGTTGACTGTGTACATAACTTGATTTCAAAACAAACCAGTGGGGTTGAGGCAACTACTAAGACACTGACCTTCTCTGGATATGATAGTGGTGAAAACCTTAACCTATTGTTGACTAGTACTAACACTAGAATTGGTAATGTTAGACTCAATCAGTCCTTCGTAGGTGGTCAGACTATTCCTCAAGGATATCCTTCCTTCAGAAGAGGTTATGTATTCTCTTCAGTTGAAGGGGATTCCGATGGTCTAGTTATCTCTAGATCAGATGGATCTCAGTTTAGTGTGAGTGTTCACTCTTCGTCTACGGGTACATGGTCTGTAACAGACGGTGCGACTAGTATCGCATCGACTGATAATGTCACTACAATCAGTGAAGCTGCAAACGTACAATCTACCAGTGTTGCAGGATTTAACGTACCACTTACATATGTTCCTGAGACTCACCCAAATGCGGGTACTGAATCTGCGAAACATATCACTAAGGTGACCACTTTGGCAACCGATGCGGTTGGTTTGAAAGTCTTCTTGGCTGCTAACAAACCTAAAGCGTGTGACTTCCAATTGTACTGGAGAACATCAACTGGTGCTGAGTCAATTCACACTAACGCATGGAACCTTGTACAACCTGCAGTAAATCATTCTCCGGATTCCAATAAGAACGTATTCCGTGAATACCAGTATCTAATTGGTGGTGAGGGCGGTAACTTGGCTAAGTTCACTTCGTTCCAGTTAAAACTTGTTATGCAGTCAACTAACTCTGCACAAGTACCATCATTCCGTGACTTGAGGGCAATTGCACTGGCGGTTTAATATGACAGTAAAACAGAGAAAATTGATTGGAGTGAAAGACGAACCTGATTTAGGAAGATGTCCTGAATCTAATGCAATTATTAATATAAATACAAGAGAGATTCATCTTGCACGTGAGGCAAAGAGACAGAGACAGATGAAGGAAGCGGAAAGAAAAGCTAACGAATCTGTACTGCAGTCAAAGGTTGACTCGTTAGAGAATGATATGCGAGATATAAAATCTTTACTTTCACAACTAGTAGAGAAACTATAAATGGCACGTCCTTTTACAAGATTAAGCGACTCGTTCAAGATACTAAGAGACAATCTCAATACGGTTTCTTATAACGTAGGCGATCCCGTTGACCTCAATACCTATAATGATAGTGATGTTGTATCTGCTATCAACGAAATTGAACTGGTATTCGATGCTTCTTCGGGTGAAATTCTTTATCCCCAGAACGGAAGTAAATGGGACGAAGGTTCTAGTTATGAAACTAACACTAGACTCCTAATCTCTACTGCTCAGAATGGTGGTACTGATATCATCCTGAAATCAGGTAATGATACATTCATAGATGCTGTCGCAGATATCAATTTAGATGCAGGTGGATCGAACATCAATTTCCTTGATGATTCAGTCAATCGCATTGCATTTACTTTAGGTACAACCAACTACCAGAACGTAACTGGTGCATATGATATTGACGTTTCTGGTCTATATGATCTGAACGCAACTGGCACCATGGACTTTACCTCTGGTGGTAATCTGACTGCCACGGTAACTGGTAACGTATTAATAGATGCAAGTGGAGACATCACTCTTGATGCAGACGGCAACGACATCGTATTTAAGAACGGTGCGGGTGCTGATACTGTAACTCACACTCTTGCAGATAACGCAGACTTCACAATTGCTGCACCTTCTAACTACATCGTAGATGCAGTAGGAGATATTACACTTGACGTAGATGGAGATGACATCTACTTTAAGCAAGCAGGAACAACCAAATTTACTTACAACTTGGGTACAAACCAAGAAGTAGACGTAGCAGGTTCTTTGACTTATGACGTTGCGGGAGACATTGTTCTCGACGCAGGTGGTAACGATATCGACTTTAAACACGCAGGTGTTTCTCGTTTCGAATATGGACTTGGTACAACCAACACATTAGACATTACAGGTAATCTTACTCAGACCACATCTGGTAATATGTCAGACAGTGCAAATGGCACCTACCATATTGGTGCTACTGGTGCTTTAGATACTCTTAGTTATGGTCAGACACATATTGTCCGTGGAAACTATCTTGCGGATGTTGAGGGCAATGTCACTTTCCAACTTAATGATGTCTTTAAACTTCAATTGAATGGTGGGGATCATCAAACCTACACATTAGGTGGATCGGGATTAACGTTAGCATCCACAGGAAACTATTTACATACCGTGTCCGGAGCAACAGGATATACTCTTGATGTTGCTCAAGATATTGTACTGGATGCCGGTGGAAACGACATTACCTTCAAAAATGGTGGAACCTCTCGTTTTGAATACGGGTTGGGTGCTTCCAATACACTTGATGTCACTGGAAACCTATCACAAACTGTCTCAGGTAATTACTCAGACAGTGCAGCAGGTACGTATCATATCGGTGCGACTGGAAACACTGACGTTAGCACTTCTGGCACATTCAACACTAAGTCTGGTGCACAACTCCATACAGTAACCGGAACTTATAAAGTAGATGCATCTGATGATATCACTTTGGATACTCACGGTGCAGACATCTATTTTCAAGACGGTGGTCAGACCAAGTTTACGTATAACTTAGGTGCAGATCAAGAGATTGATGTTGCAGGATCTCTGACCTATGACGTTGAAACTGATATCGTTCTAGATGCTGGCGGTGGTGACATCGACCTAAAAGATGGTACGACTGTTCGTTTTGCATATGGTCTTGGTGCGGCAAATACTTTAGACGTAACTGGATCACTTGCACAAACAGTATCTAGCAATCACACAATGGATGTTACTGGTGATCACACCGACTCAGCATCCGGTATCCGTACAATAAATGCATCCGATGGATTCACTGTATATACTAACAGTGCAATCGCCATGACTGCCGATGGTAACGCTACTATCGCTGCAGGGGGTAATGCTCTTATTGATGCAGAGGGTAACTTTACTGTAGATGCAGAAGGGGATATTGTCCTTGATGCAAATGGTGCAGACATTGATTTCAAAGACGCAGGTACTACACGATTTGCGTATGGTATGGGTGCAACGAATACTCTGGATGTCACAGGTAATCTAGACCGTACAGTATCAGGTAACTATTCTGATTCAGCGAATGGTACATACAGTATAACATCTACTGGAAATATGTCAAGTACTACTTTAGGTACTTTGACTACAACGTCATTGGGGCAAACCCACAATGTGACTGGGGACTTTGTAGTAGATGCGTCCGGAGATATTTCTCTTGACGTAGACGGAGATGATATCTACTTCAAACAAGCAGGTGCAACAAAGCTTACTTGGAATCTTGGTACTGATCAAGAGGTAGACGTATCTGGTAACTTTATCGTAGACGCAACAGGAGACATTACTCTTGATGCTGATGGTGGGAACACCTACATCAAAGACAACGGTACTACTCAGTTCGAATTCATTGCAGGAACAAACAAAGAGATTGATGTTCCATCTGGTAACTTGACACTTGACGTTGCAGGTGATATAGTATTAGATGCAGGTGGTGACAACATCACCTTAAAGGATGCGGGTACAACCCGTATCGGTTATACTTTAGGTACAACAAATACTGTTGCAACCACAGGAAACCATGCAAACACTATAACTGGTGCACTAACAGATAGTGCTGCAAGTATCTCAGAGATTGCGACAGGTGCAATTGCATCAACTGCAGGAACAACCCAGAGTATCACTTCAGGTGGTAACACAACTATCACTGCAGGATCCAATATCACATTGGATGCAGACGGTGACATCGTACTAGATGCAAACGGTGCGGATATATTCTTTAAGGATAATGCAGTAACTAAGTTGACCTACAACCTTGGCACCAACCAAGAGATTGATGTTGTAGGATCCTTGACATATGATGTTGCAGGAGATATCACTCTTGATGCAGATGGTGGTGACATATACCTCAAGGATGCAGGAACTCAGTTTGGTCGTTTACAGAACAGTAGTGGTGAACTAGATATCTGGTCTGGATCTACTCTTGCGGTGGAGATGACTGCAAGTAAAGTCGAGATTCATGGACGTGCTCTTCATACAGACGAAAACCTTGATACTACTGCACAAGATGTTGCGGGTGGTATCAACGAACTCCATGCTGATATAGTCTCAAATGACAGTGACATTGCGGAACTTGACTCAAGAGTTGGAAAACTGTATAATTTAGACTCAAGTACGGACGGTGGATTCTTCGCTACTGCGAGTATAAATAATGATAATATCGTTAATGCGTTGAACGAACTAGCAAGTAGGGCTGTCCTAATCTATGATGAGAGTGGCACTCTACTAAACTAACAAAGTAGGAAGTAGAATGTCGGATAATAAGGCATTACCGTTAAAGTTAAAAGACAGTGATGGTAAGCTACAACAGATCACCTCTGCAGAGAAGAACTACCTTGCATACTTAGTAGGTAGTCATAATGCTGTGGCCGATAGTTCAGATGTCGGTCTTCTTACAACCACATCTACTGGCAACCGACTTATTGGTACACTGACCGATACGTACTTTCCTGAACCTGTAGGAACTCACCCATACGATCAACAGTCTGTTGTTACTACGTCACAAAGCATATATCAGATCAACGGTACTGCGGCAGAAACCGATAGTGATTTCCGATTACCTGTAGCACACTTTGACGGTGATGTCTATGAGATGAACAGTTCTAATCTGAACACTCTCGTAGACGATCTAAACGTTCGAATTGCACAATCTGAGTATCCTGGCTCTCTGAGACTTTCTGCAACCCGTCCTAGTGCTGACTGGGATATATTGGTTCCAAGTATTCTTGTGGATCAACGTGCAGACAGTTCAGGTAGTGCATTTACGATCAACGATTATAGTATCTGGCGTAGAACTTCTATGACCGCACCCACTTCTATTCGTGACGATAAGAATGGTGAATCTGCTATCATGTCGATTAAGAGAAGTAGTGGATCGTCTGGTACATATCAAGGATTACAGAAAGTAACTGATCGTCAAGTTAAGGTCACTCTTGGACAACGTGCAAAGACTCGTAGAGCGATTCAAGATAACCTTGGATCTTATTTAATTCGTACTGCAACTCAGGGTGCACCCGCAGTAGGTACATGGGTATCAAAAGGAACTGCAACAAATACAATTCGTCTAGTAGACGAACAGAACTATACTCGATCAAGAGTTTCTACGTATACTATAAACAGATCAAGTGCATATACTAGAGTCTCTACTAGAACCAGAACATCAAATTATCTTGGTGACTTTACAGGTAACTATACCAGAAACTTTATTGGTGACTATACTGCAGATTATATTGGTAACTATACCGGAGACTTTACTGGTAACTACTCACGTAACTTCTTAGGTAATTATACTCGTAATAGTACTAGTGTTTTTTCAGACACTTACATAGGCACTTACTCTCGTAATTTTGCAGGTGAATACTCACGTAATTTCATAGGTAACTATACTGACCCTGATGGATATACGGGTAACTATGCCGGTAACTTTACTAGAGTATCAACACGCACTAGAACTTCTGCATATACCAGAGACAGATTTTCTACCTTCTCTAGGGATTTTATTGGT